CCCAACAGGACCCATAGGACCGCAAGGTCCAGAAGGCCCAGAAGGACCCCAAGGAGAAATAGGACCAGAAGGTCCCCAAGGCCCACAAGGTGAACAAGGCCCAGAAGGACCTCAAGGTCCAGAAGGCCCAGCGGGACCGGAAGGACCACAGGGTCCAGAAGGACCACAGGGAGAGCCAGGTGAATCAGGTCCAGAACCACAAAATATAAAAACTGCAGTATTAGACTTAAGTAAAATAATTTCAGATACTTATAATTATGCCCCATGTGATAATATAAGTATAGTTGAGTTTACAACTATAAATACCGTGGTAAAAGGGGTAGCTATAGCCCTTATAAAAGTAAAACAACAAGATTTAGATGCTGCTGGGTTAGATGAACCAGTAGTATATAATCCAGAAGGATTAAGAGCACAAAGAACTGGGAATACTGATTTCTTAGTGGATACTTATATGGAGTTGGTAGTAAGAAGTGATGATGGTTACAATGTAGAATATTATTTTAGAAATATAAATTATAAACTAGAAACTGAAACAGAGTCTTTTATAACCTCTATTATAAATGATGGGGGTTCTAATATAAAACCAAAACAAATTAATATGATAATATCCGCTTTAAAGGATATAGAAGTATTAGATAATATAGTATTTTCAGTAGACCATAGTTTTGGTTATAAAGCTACAGGTAATTTAGTAGATAAAATATATTCAGTGAATGGTAATCATTTAACACAAACAATAGAAAATGAGAAACCTATAGTTAATGATTGTTATTTTGATCTAAGGTCGGGTAAAAATCTAAAAGCTAATTATACTTTTTCAGAGCCTTCTCCAGCTTTAGAAATAATAGCCCTTATCAGGATGGACCCTAGTATAGAATATAGTACTGGAGCACCTTATAATGATTCAGCTACACAATATGGTTTATTAATATCATTTGGTGAACCTAATTTTTTCTCTCCAAATAATTGTATATTATTTTATACTTCTGTACAAGCTTTTGGTAATGCAGGAAGAACAGGTACTTTTAGTAGGAATCCTTTAGATACATGGTTAGTTTCAACTGGTTCAAAACCTTTAAATGGGCTACTATCAGGTTGTAGATATTTTAGAAATAAAATTGAAGAAACTATAACAGCTTCTTATGGTAATAGTATAAACACTAACAATAGTAATATTATAATAGGTGGAGCAGAAGGAGATAGTGGGGGAAATATAACATCTAATTTTCAATTCCTAGGGGATTTAAAACACTTAACTGTAATTAATAAAACTATAACAGATGCTCAAAGGTTATCACTAATAGGGACTATATTAAGGGTACACAATACACCTGGGGCATTTTAAAAACCAAAACAAAAGACTAAATTACCTTAACCTTAAATAATAGGAGAAACTTAATTAGGATGAAACTAATAAACCGAACATACACTTACTTTTTCTTATTAACTTTCAAACCTATAGGGGAAGGTTTTATAGATTTAAGTAATATAACATTTAATACTATAGCTATAAAATTCCTTGTATTAGGTATAACGGCTCCATTAGTAGCTATATATATGTTATATAAAGACACCCCTGAGGAATCACCAACTAAAGCTGATATATTTATAACTATGTTGATGTCTATGGTTTTTGTATGGTTAGGGTATGAAATAAGTAAAGGTTTTAATATACCAGAAGGTGTTACTTTAACGTTATGTTTCTTTTTAGGTATAATGGCTTTACCATTAGCTATTAAAATAAAGGTTGAAATAATATTAGCGGTAAGTAAGTTGATAGATGTTGTAGTAAAAGCCTTTAATAATTTCGTGGATAAATTCTCTAAATAAAAAAATATGGACTTCTATAGATATAATGATTATTTATGGGGTTTACCCAATTGGGTTCACACTGTAGCTTTATTAATATTAATTGCGGCATATGCCCACCTTATATTTGGATATTGGTTAGTAAGATACCGTATACCTAGATATGTAAAGAAATATTTTGCATTAAGATGTATACTTTATATCTTATATATGATGTTTAAAGCCCAAGATAAAAATTTTGGTATGGCAGACTTGTTTTTCCCAATTTATATTATAGGCTATATAGATGGTTTAATAACACTTAATGGTTGGGGTTTTTATAGGTGTAAAAATCTAAAAGAAGGTATAATTAAATTAATAACTTTTAGAAGTGAAAAAAATTATTTAAATATGAGAATACACCCTTTGCTTATGAAAAAAGAAGCTTTTGAATTAAGAGTTTCACAAAAGCTCTTAAACTTTATTAGGAGTTATGAAAACTTACATGATGGGGATAAATCTGTTATAGGTTTACAACCTAAACTAGATGCCCGTGGAAAAGATCCCATATGGACTGTAGGTTGGGGACACGCTTTAGTTGTAGATGGTAAATTTGCTACTAAAAGTAGATTCCCTACTATGGCTGATATATTACCATATAATACTGTAAATACCATAGAAGAAGCAGATGCTCTTCTGGAAAAAGATATTACTAAATTCGAAAATTTAGTAAAGGCTAACTTAAAAATAAAAGTTAACCAACATCAATTTGACGCTTTGGTTAGCCATGCTTATAATTGTGGTATTTCCGAAGGTTTATATATTAGGGTTAATAATAGGGCAGAAAAAGCTCTTAAAGAATTTTGGTTAAATAGGTATATCACATCTGGTGGTATAAAATTAAATGGTTTAATACATAGGCGTATTGATGAATATGAAATATGGTTGGGTATAAACTATAACAGGGAATATAAATTTACTTTTAATTAAAAAATAGGGAATATGAAAACAAAAACATTAAGTGTAAAGGATTTTAAGACTACTGCTTTTTATAAATTTTTTAAAACCAGTAGGTTTGTTTATACATGGGCTGGCTTAGCTATATTAGTAATTTTCTTTGGTTTAAATGTATGGGCTGCTTTAGTATATGGGGCTTTACAAACCATAATGGAATTGCTACCAAATGTATTTAAACTACCTCTTTATAAACATTGGGATACTATAGAAGATAAATTTAACAAGCCCAAAAAGCATTATTAAAAATAAGAATTTAAAATATTAAGAGATGCCAGCACCAAAAGTTAGTTTTAATACTACAAATTTAACTCTACCAGAAATATCAAATTTAGGTGGGGTTAATTTTGTTATGGGCCAATCCATAAGAGGGGGGATAAACAAACCAGATAGGGTATTTAATTCTTGGCCAGCTTGGGTAAAAGAATTTGGAGGATTAATGGCCGATTCAGATGCACCAAGGTTTTGCAAGAAAATACTAGAACAAGGGGGAGCAGTAAGATTTTGTAGGGTAGCCCATTACTCTGACATAACAGATGCTTCTAGTTTGACAGCCATAAAAGCTCAACAACCTAATACCGCTATAATAATTATAGGAGGTAATTTAATAACTGGTAATATCGTAAACCTTACTATTGATGGAGAGGATTTAGATGCTATCAATTTTAGTAATGATAATGATGAAACAATAGAAAACATAATCTTAGCCATAAAAGCCGAGGCTGGTGTATCTAATGTTATATATTCAAAATCAGGAACTACACAATTTCTAACTATTGTTCCAGTAGATACAGATGCTGTTACTGTAGATACTGCTACTATTACTGGGGGGGCTTCTCAGGCAACTATCGGTGAAATAACTACCAACAAGGTAACAGACCAAACTGGTAACCCATTATTCTCTATCAAACCAAAACATGAAGGGGTTGATTATAATAATTTAAGGGTCATTATATCTGGGGGTAGTAATGGGCAACCAGGTTATTTTGATTTAACCATACAACATATGGTTGATGTGAACATAGTGGAAACATATAGGAACCTAAGGATAAAAGGTAATCCTACTAAAAACGATTCTGACTACCTATCAAAACTGGTAGATGCAACAGAACTAGTAGATATACAATATGAAGATCTTTCATACCTATCCGGACAGATAACACCAGTATCAATAGCATTCAATTTCAAAGGTGGTAGTGATGGTGATGAAATAGTTGATGCTGACTATGTAGGTTCTGAATTAAGCTTTACTGGGTTTAGAGCTTTTGATAATTATGATGATGCTATGCAAATGGGTGTATTAGATAATAATTCTGATACTGTGAATGTAGCTGGTTCTAATTATTCTAAATTAAGAGGTGATCTAAATTACTTCATACATTTAGGTAATACACTAAACACGGCACAAGCATTGATTAACAAAAGAAATTCACTTAACATCGATAATAAGTATGTACTATTTGCCGGTGGAGGTATAAAATTAAGGGATGAATTAACAGGTGAAGTTTTAGAATCATCTGGTATAGCTGATCTATTAATATTAGCTAATAAATCAGCAGAAGAATTTGGACCATGGTATTCGTTTTCGGGAAATAACAGGGGCGTAGTACAAGATGCAATTGGGGTTGTAAATAACTTTGGTACACCAGCTAAGTATAAAGACTTGGATGCCCTAGCCGATACCCATATCAATATGTTTATCCAAAGGGATAATCAAACAAAATTATGGGGTTCATTATCCGGGCAATATGAAGAGGATCAGGAAAGATTTATAAATGTTGTAAGATTAGTTATATACATTAAGAAAAATCTTAAACCAATCCTGGAAGATTTCATAGATGAGCCTAACGATATATCATCTTGGAAAAGATTGTATTTCACAGTTAAACCATTTATGGATGACTTGGTAGATAATAGGGCTCTATATTCATATGAATGGCAAGGTGATCAAGATGCTAAGGACATGAATAAATTATCAGTAAATGATCCAGTAAAAGTATCTCAAGGAAAATACAAAGTTAGACTAAGGTTATCTGCTATACCGGGTATTAAGGATATAGAAATAGATATGGTATTAACTTCTGCGGGTGTAACTTTTGAACAAATTTCAGATTTAATCTAAAAAACAATTATAAAAATGGCTAAAATAAATAATCCAAGAAAGAAATTTAATTTTTCTATTCAAATAATGCCAGCTCCTATAAACCCATATCTTTGTCAGCAGGTAACTACTCCAGAAAGAACTGTTGAACAAGTAACACATGGAGAAACAAACCATGATATAAAGACTGCTGGTAGGGTTAGTTTTTCTAATCTGCAGATCAGTAAGATAATGACTACCTCTGGGGCTGATAATTACATGTATGATTGGGCCCAATCTTGTCAGGATACAGTAGTGGGTGGCGGGTTATTACCTGATCAATACAAAAGGACTATATTAGTTACAGAACTAGCAGAAGATGGTACTTCTATCCTTAACACATGGATATGTACCGGATGTTGGCCACAAAGGATAAATGGACAAGAACTTGATCGTATGAGTTCAGACAATACTATTGAAAGTGTAGAACTATCAGTAGACAACTGTGAGAAAGTATAAAACAACTAAATAACTAACTAAAGGGGACCTAACAAGTCCCCTTTTTCTGTTTTTATACTATTCTTAAGTGAATATTAAATTATAATACTATGGAAAAAACGTTAGCCATATATGGGCAAACTAAAGAATTAACAACCCCATCGGGTTTTAAAGTTACAATTAGGGAACAAAATGGTAATGATGATGATATAATATCCAATGCAAATGATGCTAAGGATTTAACCAACCTAGATAAATTCATCTCTTCACTTATTATAAAGACAGATTTACCCTATGCTATAAATAATAGAATACCATTAAAGGATATGGGTAAAATGTTATTAAGAGATAAATACTTTATTATCTTTGCATCTAGAATACATTCCATAAGTAAAGATATGGATTTCACTTTTCAATGGGATAATGAACATGAACCTGTACATTACAATGAGAACCTAGAAATATTCATATGGGATTACTCTAAAGAATTTCCTTCAAAACCAGAAGATGAAGGTTATTATAAACATAAGATATTACCATATCCTAAAGATGCACATGATAAAATAGAACATGTATTAACCTCTGGGAAAAATATTAGATTTGAATTACTTAAGAATAAAGGGGAAAAATACTTAATGAAGTTAGACAGCATAACCCGGAACTCAGCATTCAAAGCCCGGTATCTTGAGCAGAAAATAGATAATGATTGGGTAACCGTAGAAAACTTCTCCCAATTTACCAAAAAAGATATGTCAGAGATATCTAAACTAATTAAGGATATTGATCCCGATTTTACTGGTATAACTGTACTAGAGAATCCCGATAATCCCGGGGAAGAGATTAATTTCCCTATAATGAAGACTGAATCTTTTTTCTATCCGGAGGAAATTTAGAAGAGGATTATTTTTACCTGGTTAAATCAGGATTAAAAATAAGTTGGGTAGATTATTTATTCCTAACTATTAAAAGGAAAAACAAGTTCATAGAAATAGCAAACGAATTTAATAAACCAAAAGATTAATGTACGGTTTAAGTGGATCAAACTTATCTATAGGTATTTCCCTTATACTGAGGGACCAATTTACTGGTAGGGCAACAGCTGCTGGTCAATCATTGGATAACCTTAGTAGAAAAGCTATAGCAGCTCAAAGGAGGCAATTAGAAATGCAGCGTAATATAAATGCTGCTGGTGCTGGTATTGGGATAATGGCTATAAGAGGTATGACCCAATGGGCTCGAGTTGGGGCTGAGTTTGGTTATACTATGAATTATGTGAAAACTATAGCAGAAGAAAAAGGTGGTGTTGGTTTTGATATGCTTTCTAAAAGAGCAAAGACATTAGGGGCTGACACCATGTTTACTGCTAGGCAAGTAGCTGATGCCATGAAATATATGGCTATGGCTGGTCAAGATACTGAAGCTGTATATAATAATATTAATGCTGCAGTAACATTAGCTGGAGCTACCATGAGTAGGTTAGAAGGTAAAGGTGGTACTGCTGATATTATGACAAATGTCATGAAAGGTTTTGGTATAGATGCTACTATGGAAAATTCCATGAAAGTTGCTGACGTACTTACCACAGCTACAACCTCTGCTAATACTAACTTATCAGATTTAGCAGATGCCATGAAATATTCTGTTTCTACTGCTAAAGACCTTAATACTACATTAGAAGAATCTGCTGCTATGATTATGATGGCTGGTGATGCTGGTATACAAGGTTCTATGGCTGGTACAGCTGTAGAAAATATGTTAAGATATATTACTAGGGCAGCCGATGAAACCCGTAAAGGTAGGTCGGGTGATGCTTTAAAATCATTAGGTTTATCACCTAGGCAATTGCAGGATTCAAAAGGAAATCTGTTAGCAATGTCCCCATTATTGGCCGCTATCTCTAGGCAGGTACAAAATATGGGGACTGCCCAAAGACAAAACATCTTAACAGATTTATTTGGGGTAAGGGGTAAAAGGGAAGCTTCTATCCTTCTTAGAAATATGGGGGATTTTGATAAATTTATAGATAAACTAAATACTAAGTCAAGTGGTAGAGCTTCTGCTAACTTAGAGTCCCAGATGGAAACATTAATGGGTAAAGGTTGGCAATTAACTTCTGCTTGGGAATCTTTTAAAATTAGTTTCACAGAGGCCATTGAGCCATTGGCTATACCATTATTAAAATTACTTACTGGGGCAACTAAGATATTAACAGCTATGGTGGAAACACCCGTTGGTAAGTTTTTAACCATGTTAGGTGCTGGTTTTATTACAGTAAGGACAGGTATATTAGCATATAGGGCTGTAGTATTTAGCCTAAGATTGGCTCACCTACAAATGGGTACTTCTTTTACTAGTTCCGCTTCACAAGTAGTATCGGGTTATAATAATATGACGGCTGCTGCTAATAGATATAAAGCTAGTAGTGGTAGTTGGTTTGGGGGTGTAATGATGGGCCAGAATACTGGTAGATTTGGTAAATGGGCTGCAAGGAATGGAATGGGTACACACGTAAGCCTAAATTCAAAAGGTAGACAAATAAATTCTACTACTGGTAAATTTATAAAAACCAACTCAGCACCAATGGGTTGGTCTATCGGTGCTGGTACTACATTAGGTAAATGGGGTAGTGCTATAGGTAAAGCTTCACCATGGGCTATGCTAGCAGGTATGGGATTAAGTATGGGTGGTAATGCTGTAGGAGGAGATTTAGGAAAATACATGGGTATGGGTGGTAATGCTATAGGATGGGCTGGTACTGGTGCTATGTTGGGTTCAGTTGTACCTGGGATTGGTACAGCAGCTGGTGCTATAGTGGGTGGGGTAGGAAGTTTATTATATGATTTATATAATGAATTAAATGAAACAGAAGAATCAATAAGAAAAGCAAAGGCTGAAAGTAAAAATAAACCATTTGACCCAGAGGATTGGAAAAATAAATATCGTACTTTAAAAAGTATGTATGAAGGGGATATTATATATGGTAGAAGGATGGGGGACCCAAATGGTCAATATGCGGCTACCAATAGGTGGGGGGCTAATCAATATCTAGCTCAAGGTATGGATAACAAATCCCCAACCAGTATTACTATTAATATAGATGGTAAAAAAGCCATGGAGGAAACTGTAAGAGAAAGCAATTATAGAACATTAATAGAATTAGCGGGATTTTAAATTATGGCAAGATATATACCTAAAGCTGCTAATAGTTTATTAAATTATAAACCAAGTCAAACTACACAAGAAATAGTTTCATATGCTTCAAAAGCTATTAGAGCTAAGATATTATTGGATAGGGAGATTAGGGGTTTTGATAAGGCAGACACAGATGGCCCAAGGGATGCATACCAAAATGGTCCCAAAGGTGGTGAAACACCTAAACATAGGGAAAAAATAAAACCTAGAGATGACAATAATGGCTATATAAGTGAGAACCCTAAAAAACTTAATAGGGTAAAAAATATAAAAAAGGATTATATATCTATAGTGGATATAGACTTTAAACCAGGTAACCATTTAACAACAAGGTATTATTCATATCTACAATTACCATTTATACCAAACTACCTAGAATATAACCCAGAATCTAACTTTGCAGCTATAGCTAGTTTTGGTAGGAATAACCCTTTATATCAATACTTAGGTTCAGAGGATACATTAATATTTGAGGTAGATTGGTTAAGCAGTGAGAATAACAGACAGGATGTAATATTTAACTGTAGATGGTTAGAGGCTTTAACTAAAGCAGATGGTTACAATGAATCACCACATAGGTTAAAAATAATATGGGGTGGCGAAGGTGATAACCTAAATAGTGTAGGCCAGAATCAATTTGAAAATATGAATACTTTATTTGAAGATTCCATATGGATATTAGTTTCTGCTCCATATAGGCTTAGTGATTTTGTAAGGGGCTACAAATTAAATAATGATATTATTTCTACAAATTTATTACCCCAACAGGCTAGACAAACATTAACCTTTAAAAAAGTTACTGATTATAATCTAAGTTCAAGTGATATAATAGGTAAACTTGGAATACCTAATTAAAGATGAAAAATACTATATATAAAAACGGTTATATAATAAATTATTCAAATGGTGATAGGGCTATATATAGGGATAAGTTAGAATATGTAGAAGATATAGAGGATAAATTATACACTATAAAACAAGGTGATAGATTATCCTCTATATCTTTTATGTTTTATAAGAATCCTTTATTATGGTATCTTATAGCTGATATTAATAATATTGATAACCCCTTTGTATTAATAGAGGGCCAAGAAATAATAATACCTAACCCAAGTAAATATAATCTAGATGGCTGACTTATCTTCAATAAAATATCCATTAGGCCATGCCCAAGCTTGGGTATTTGACCTAGATAATAAACCATTGTTAGACTACAATGGTAGACCAATAGCTAGGTTTATAACTAGTTTCAAATATATTTATGATGAAGAATCAGATGATAGGTGTGATATAGAATTTACTGTAAATGACCCAGTAATATTTAATTTACCCTTATTTTACAATGACGTAACTTTTAAAGTACAATGGGGTTTTAAAACACCAACCGGAGAACTTTATAAATCCCCAATTAGATTAGTAGCTGTAAGGGATTTAAGTAGGGATTATTCAGAAAAAGGTACTTCAATATCATTAGAATGTACAGATTTATTAGCATACCTTAAAGGTTATAAATCTAGAACTATTAGGAATTTTCAAAATCCAAATGCTAATATAGCTTTAGAAACTATAAATAAAGGTGAAGACAATTTTTTAGATTGGTTAAAAGAAATAGTTAATGGCCAATTTAAAGCTACAGTTACCCATGATAGGACGGCTGTAAAATTTGACCTTAATGGCGGTACAAAAGTTGGGGACTATGATCCAATAAAAGATACTTATAAAAATACCACTCGAGATGTTACCAGTATACCCCAAAAATTTATATACCAATTTAATGCCCGTAAAACTATAAAAGGTAAATCTAAAGCTTTAGAAAAAGCTATGGATGATTACTTAAAATTTTTAGCTGTTTCTTCTGGAGCTTCAGGCCCTTTTATGATGGATGGTACTGATGATGTATTATCTATAAAACAAAGAAATTTTAAACAAGAATCATTTAAAGATTATTACTGGGCTATGGGTAAGGGTAATTTATTATCCTTTAAACCAAAAACTGAAAGCCGTAAGGTTAAAAAGGATAAAGCTATAAATTCTGATGTAAACCCTTATACAAAAGAAGATGTATTAGATGAAATAAATTACTCAGATACTACAGAGAATGAAAAAAATGAATCTGAGCAAGATAATATAGATGCAGAATATGATAAAGCTTTAGAACAATATGCTAAAGATGCTAGGGATATATTTCTGGATAATGTAAAAAACCCTGAACAACAAAATGAATTACCAGATTTCTCTTATGTAAAAACATTAAGCAAAATAGATAAAACAAAAGCTTTTTATGATGAGACTAGGTTGAAACCAAATTTAAAAAGGATAACTATACCATCTATAACTATAATCAATACACCTGAATTTCAAAGCATAATTGAAGAACAAAGTTCTGATATAAAAAAAGAATCCCTAAGAAAACAAGTATTAACCGGTTATACATTAGATAAGATACAAAGGAAAAATGAAGCTAGTTGTAGTGTATTGGGCGATCCAACACTTATAAAAGGTAAAGTATATGGTTTTTATAATCTAAGTAAAAGGGATTCTGGTCTATGGTACTGTACTACTGTTACCCATTCAATAACTACAGGCAAGGGATACCTTTGTGAAATGGACCTTATTAAAAAACCTAGAACGGTAGGTATAAGCGAAATAGATTATAAAGCTAAAAGGTCATTATTAGAAAAAGAAGATAGGTTAGAATTAGATTCATGGACTGAGGAAAAACAAAAATATGCTTATGACTCAGAGTATCTCAATGGTGAAAAAGTTTTAAAAAATAATCCTTTAGAATCCCTACAAGATATGGATAATAGATTAGAAACCCTAAATGCTTCAGATGATTTTATTAGGGATGAAATAGATGAACCAATAACCGGCGAAGGTTATAATGAATTTGATAAACCCAATAATGATGAAATGTAATGTCTTTAAAATTTAAAAATAGTATTTGGGATAAGATCATTAAATATGGTTTAGAAAATGTATTAGGTTTATACTATAGCGAATATAGGGCTATAGTAATAGATAACAATGATCCCCTAAAATTAAATCGTTTAAAATTAATTATACCAATACTTAACCCCAACATACCAGATGATGATTGGGCTTGGCCAGTTGGTATTTATTCTGGAAATAATTATGGTATACAGGTACAACCTAGAAAGGGTGACCATGTATATGTTAGTTTTCAAAATGGTAACCCAGATTACCCCAGGTGGAGACACGGTTGGTATGGGGAAGGTGAGAAACCAAAAGAATTTGAATCCTTATTAAAATATGGTTTTAAATCCCCAAGGGGTAATAAGGTAATAATTGATGATTCAAATGATTCAGAAAATATATTAATACAAATTACAGGCGATAGGTCTTGGTTCAAAATAGATTTAGAAAAAATAGAAAATGAGGCTAAATTGATAAAATTAGGTAAGAATGGTGATGAACAAGCCATACTAGGTAATACCTTATTAGCTAAGTTGGATAATATACTAAATAAATTAAATGAAACATATAACACCCTTATTATTCATACCCACCCGGGTAATAATTTACCCCCTAATATTAATTTTATAAATCAATTAAAAGACCAGCAAGGTTATATAAATGATATAAAAGATAAATTAGAAGAAAGCCTTAGTAAAAAAGTAAAACTAGATAAGTAAGATGAGCAGGAATAAATTTATAGGTTCTGGTATGGTTTTTCCAATTTTAATAAATGACAAAGGTAGGCCAGATATCATATCAGATAGTGATTTAATAAAATCTTCTATAAAGATTATATTAAGCTGGGCCTTTGGTACTAGATATTTTAATGAGCTTTTTGGAAGTAGGGTAGATGAATTAATAGAAGAACCAGATGATTCAGTTACTAAGTCATTATTAAAACTATTCATAACTGAATCCTTAAATACCTGGGAAAAAAGGATTACCATAAAAGGCATACAATTAAATAATAAGGGTGTAGGTAAGATAGATGCTATTATCTATTATTCAGTTAGAAATTCTAAAATAGAGGATACTATGATTTATCCATTTTACAACAATATAATATACTAAAAGATGGCATTAAAAAATCAATGGGTAGGCTATATATCTAGGGGATATGAACAAATAAAAAAATCCCTATTATCAAGATTAGGTGAAACTAATCCTGAAATAACAGACCATTCTGAATCCAACATATTGGTAATTATTATTGATATGTTTAGTGGTATTGGTGAACAACTAAATTATTATATAGATAACATGGCTAGGGAATCCTTTATATCTACAGCCAGGAGATATTCTAGTATAGTTAAATTAACTAGATTAATAGATTATAGAATTAAAGCTGCTATACCAGCTAGCGTAGATTTAACCATTAGTTTACCTACAGAGCCTATATTTAAATTACAGGGCCAGGATGAATTTTTTATCCCAGCCGGTACTAAATTTAGTACTAATAATGGTATAGATTTTATAAGCGTAGCGGATTTAACCATAAATTCAAGTGGTAATTACAAATTACCCCTTTCACAAAAGGAGTTTGTGGATAATGCTTTTATAGGTAATACCACCGGAAGCTTTAACCAAAGTTATTCCTTAGGTAAAGATTATGTACATAATAGTTTGTTATTAAGTATAGGAGGTCAGGTTTGGGAAAGACAAGAAACACTCGGTAGATCAGGGCCATTAGATAAACATTATATTGTAGAGGTATCTGAGAATAAGGTAGCAAATATAATATTTGGTGATAATATAAATGGTGCAGTGCCAGAAGGTAACCAAGAAATAAGGGGTGATTATTATATAACTCAGGGTAAAGAAGGTAATGTTAATGCTAATACTATAGTAAATACTGAATTTGTATTTGGTGATTATATAGATAATCAAGATATAACAATAACAAATGAACTATCAGCTGTATCCGGTACAGACTACGAAAATATAGAAAGAATAAGGAGGTCAGCACCTTTATCTCTTAGAACATTAGATAGGGCAGTAACTAAACAAGATTTTATAGATATAGCTAAACTATCACCAGGTGTTGACAAAGTAGATCTAAGTTATAAATGTGGGGAGAAAGCCAATATATATATTTCACCTAATGGTGGGGGTATAGCACAAACAGCTTTAATTAATTCCACAACCAATTATATAAATGAGCGGAGAACTTTAAACACCCGTATTAGGGTATTAGCTTCTGGTGAAAGTGAAATATACCTAGAGATAAGCGCAACAGCAAAGTTCAGGAGAGATGGTATATCAACAGCAAATGATATAACCAATGCTTTATTAGAAAGGTATTCCTATGAAAATTCAGGTATAAATTCCCCTATAAGAACCTCAGATATTATTGCTTTAGTAGATAATCTAGAAAAAGTAGACTATCTTAGTTTGGATAAAATATACCTGATACCTTATTTTAGATCCATAGAACATAGTAAAACCCTTTTAAAAGTATTTAAAACATTACAGAACAGTAATAGTATTATACACTGGGAATTAAAATATTATGGTAATAACTTCAAATTATTCAAGGAAAGAGCTTATGAAGCTGATGTAAATATAGGAGAAGAATACATAGATAAGGGTAGTAATTTTAGCATAACCATAAATGATAATAATTACCAAGATGGTCAAACTTGGGAGTTTACCACCTACCCTTATAATAAAAATATAGAAACAGATGATTTTACTGTTCCTATACTTAAAACAGAAAATCTTAAATTAAGTGTTACAGAACAATTAATACAAAACTAAAATGGCCCAATATCAACCAGATTTCCATAGTAGTGATTTTGATGGTAGGGACTTTGATACCGGTTCTTGGGGCTCATCCTTCAAGAACTGGTTTTTTGATTTACTACCAAGATATTTTAAAGAAAATGATAGTTATAAAAACCCCCAAGGACATGGTTTACTAGAAAGATACTTAACTATCTTTGGAGAAGATTTAGATTATAATGTAATACCCAAAATAGAACTATACCTAGATATCATAGATGCTAGTATTTGTGATGAAAAATATTTAATACATCTATCAGATAGCTTAGGTAACCCCCCAGATGTATTTAAAGATACCGAAATATACAGGAATTTACTACAATACATAGTTACTTTTTATAAAATTAAAGGCACTATCAAATCATACAAATTATTTTTTGCTATATTAGGGTTTGATGTAGAAGTAGAAGAATTACCACACCAAGATGATGATGTTTTCTATGATTCTGGGGCAATATATGATACTGGCCAAGAATGGCATACCTATGATAGAAATTCATGTCTTATATGTTATAATTATAATATTAATATATGGCCCTCTAATAATAGGGATTTAATAATATCTTCCGATACTTTAGAAAAATTAAGAGAAGTTATAAAATTTAATGAACCACTAAATGCTCGGTTAGGAACATTTACTTCTACAATAACACTAAACTACAGTATAAATGTAATTAGTCCCAATACTATGGAGAACATAAAAGGTTCAATTAATACAATTAGGGTTAAGGGTAATTTTACTACTTTTGATGCAGAGGTTGAATCAAGGTATGACAATGAAAAAGAAACTATATATTTTACCAGTATTCTAAAAGATGATGATTTTAGTGGTACTATAAATATATTAGAATTAAGAAACCCAGATATAGGGTACTTATTAGATAGTAAATCAGGATTAAATATATTAAAAGACTCGGAATCCCGGGTTAGAATAAATTGGGCAGTTAAATTAAACTTCAATTAAGATGGCACAAAAAAGATTTACAACTTACCGGGCAGCGGTTGAATCATTTCCTTTAGGTGAACAACACATAGGTATATTAATACCAGCTAGATATAAAGGTTATGACTCAATGACTACACCCGATAATAAAGATATAATAATATCACATTCAGATATTATACGTAAAACCGATAACCAAGGTGAAACAGTAGATAATTATGGGGTACTATTAATGCCAACAGGGATAGTAATACATGAAGAGGGTAGTATAAGTATTACTATGCCAAACGATACACAACCAGGGCCCACAGATTCAAAAATTAAAAAATTTCTATTGGTATGCGAACATAATTACCAACAAGTTGTTGGGGGGGTAGAGGCTAGTTATTTCTTTATAGCCTCTAACTCATTTGGGGAGAGTGTACCAAATTTATCAGATAATACTAAACAAATAGCTGTAGGTATAATAACTAAAAATTATACAGAAAATTCCTTAAGTTATGAACCAATTAAGACACCTCTAATAGGTGATACCACTAACCAAGATTTATATAATAGAATAAAAGATTTTATAAATATACCAGATGTACCTGAGATACCTAATATAGGCGAAATAGTTAAAAATATAATACAAAAAAATAGGAGTAGGATAATTGTAAGTCCCATTTTTGATATAGGGGAAGCAAGTAGCTTAAATACTTGGACAAGTATACCTTATTTATCAGAACCTGTATTAAATACTTCTACCGGGCATAATATACCAAAACATGATGTCTATATAAGGCACACAGTTATTGGGGATAATAAGGCTTATGTTGATGTAGAAATAACAAGGCAAGGTAGTATAACTAGTAGTGATATAGTATGGGATTGGGATTATGCAGATCTGATATCAATAAGTCTTATAAATTCCCCGGATAAAGGCAATGCTTTATGGACACCAATTGAGATATTAGGAGGAAATATAAGTGGTAAAAGGAATACAAATTCTGTGGTTAAAAGGTTCCAATTATATGAAGGTGGGAACTTTGTCCAAGATTTAAGAATAAGGTTAGTTATACAAAATAAGATTATATCAACCTAATAAAAAAGCCCGGGACTCCCGGGCTTAGTTGTGTTTATTGTTTTCTAAGAAAGTGAAAAGTTAGATAAAGGGTCTTTACCTTTAAAAAATTCTTGGGCTAATTCCGTGGTATCTTTAATTTCCTTTTTAAGTTTTTTGATATACCTATCTGTTTTACGTTTAGAACCTAAATCCAATCCCAAGTATTCACATAGTAAATTATTAGGTATCCTAGAATTATAATTGTTTATTCTTTCAATTATATAAGGTGGTGGGTTTAATTGTACTTGTAATAATAGATAAGCATTATCGGATAATTGTTTTTCCATAAAACTTAGGGCTAGACTATAAAAGATTTCTTTTACATCACTTGAATTATCTTTACTGGGTATTATATTGATTAATTCATTATCCCCTTCTAGATCAACAGTAGAATTATAAAATTCCCCTTCTTGTCCATAGGCTTTTCTTAAGATTCTATATTTGAAAGTTTTTAAAGAATTAATTATAAAACCTTTTAAAACGTCTTGGTCTTTATTGTCAAAATGTTTATTAAAAACAAATATAAACTTATCATCAAACCAAGATTCAACAATATCAGGTGTAACCCCATACCTTCTACTATCAATTTGCCTAGCCAAACTCTTTCTTAAATTACTGGTTTCTTTGTAAAGTCTATTAAATAATTCTGGAGAATAATCAGATTTCATGGGTTTTAAGCGGTGAATTTCCATATAGTTAACATTTTATTAATTAGCGTTTGAAATTCAAATATAATATAAATTTTTGAATAATAAAAAGAGTGGGTTAAAAAAAGTCAAAGTACTATTGTATAATACATTTAAAACAAAGCAATTAGATGATAAAACCGAAGAATAAGTTTGTTTTTACTGAGGAGTATCAATGGGATTTATTAAGGTTTACCGTCCAAGATAAATATGGGGAGAAAGCATTAAATAAATATTCTGATGATTATTTCACATTAGTAGAACATCAGGTATTAGCCTATGCATTGAAAACCTATTATAAAAGGGAAAGTAAATTACCAGGTGAAACCATATTACGGGAAAGGGTACTAAGATTATTAAATTCTAAAGAGTATGCTTCTGTAGTAACAAAAGATGAACAAAAAGATATAATAGAATTAATAAAACCTTTATATCACAAGCCAGTTAAAGATGGTAATGAGATATATACTATGTGTAAAGATTTTTCTAATTATATTAGATTAAAATCCGTTTTAGAAAACATTGATATACATGATTATTCACATTATAACCAATTTGCTAATCAAGTACAAAATGCTATAATTGATGAGGATGAAAAAGAAGAATTAGAAACATCATTCTTATTAGGTAATATAAAGGAAAGACAATTTAAAAGACAACAAAATAGTTCTATATTCCCAACACCTATCAAACAATTAAATGCATTAACCAACGCTGGGGGCTATGAAAAAGCCTCCATTCTAGTTTTACTAGATAAACAGAAAAAAGGTAAAACAATGGCTTTGGTTAATATAGCTAGGGGTTATCTTAAAATGAAAAAGAAAATACTTATTATAGATTTAGAAAATGGTAAAGAAAATTATTTTTCAAGGTTAGAACAAAGTGTTATGAGATTAACTAAGAAAGAAATACTTTCCGGTGATTTCGATAATAAAGTTCAAAAAAGATTTAGGAAATACCATAGATTAGGTGGGGAGGTTGTTGTTGAAAGGATGCAACCACTTGTTACAACTACTAATGATATAAGGTCTAAAATGGATACCCTTTATAAAGAATACGGTTTTAGACCTGATGTATTAATTATAGACTATGCTGCTAAGATGGGTTCTATATCCGGAAAAGATGACGAAAGAAGCCGTATATCAGATGTATACCTTGATCTAGATGGTTTAGCTGTAGAATATGACATAGAACACATTTGGTCTGCTAACCACGTTACTAGAGAAGGTGCTAAGGCTAGGCAAAAAACTAAATACCAAGGGGAAGATATTGCTTTAGCTATAGATATTGTCAGGCATGCCCAGGCCATAATAGGTTTAAATAGATCACCTATAGAAGAGGAAGCTGGAATATTAAGGATGGAGATTGTAGACCAAAGGGATGGACAACCAAATGGTAGAGCAGTATTTGATGTGGATATGGCAACACAAAGGATGGATGAATTAAATAAAACAAGTAGAAAAACCTATGATGATGAAATATTTCCACAAATTATGTCTGGAGATGAAGATGATACTAAAACTGTAACCAAGAAAAAAGAAAGAAAAAGTGATTTCTCTAAATAAAAATATTAAAAAGAAATTACACCAATACCTAAAACAAAGATTAGGTATGTATGATTATAGAAGGGGGTGGTTAAAAGGCAATTGTCCATATTGTGGGGCCCATAAATTTGGGGTTAACCTAGGACAATCCCGTTCTAATTGTTTTAAGTGTGAAAATCACCCCTCTCTATTCCAACTGGTAATGGACTTAGAATACCTATCAACCATACCTGAGGTATTAACTTACCTTAATACATTTGAAGGTGTAGATTTTTATGAAGAACTAGTTGAACCCCATGAACTAAAAAAGGATATAACTTTACCTGAAGGTTATCGTAATATTAAAAGGGGAAATAACACCTTAGCTAGAGCGGCAAGGAACTATGTTAAAAATAGGGGTTTTGATATAGATTTTGTCTCATTAAAAGGGTGGGGTTATTGTGATAGGGGTAAATATTTTGGTTATCTAATTATGCCTTTTTACATGAAAGGCAAAGTTTGTTATTTTAATGCTAGATTATTTTTAGGTAATGGGCCTAAGTTTAATAACCCATTGGTAGAAGATTTCGGATTGGGTAAAAGTATGTTAATATATAATATAGATGCACTGTTTTTATATAAAACCATTTATGCTTTTGAGTCGGTTACTAATGCTACAACTATTGGTGATAATGCTATCGGTTTAGGAGGTAAAAAAATATCTACATGGCAAAAGAATATTATAATAAAATCACCCTGTGAAAAGGTTATTATAGGTTTAGATGATGATGCTATTGATGATGCTATAAAATTAGCTTTTGAATTAGTTGATTATAAGAAAGTAAAAATATTAGAATTTCCTTATAAAAAAGATGCTAATGATATGGGTCGTAAAAAAACATTAAAACTATCACACACATCTAGGTATTTAAAATATGGGGATATAATTACTTTAAAAAATAATATGTATAATTAATGAGGGAACCAAGTCTACATATTCGGGAAAAAGAACTAGCACTAGTATTAAAAGATATAAAGAAATTCTATGATATAAATAAAATATCTACAGAAAAACTAGCTACCATTATATTAAATAAATCTAAAGGTAAATCTTGCAATAATAGGTTAGTGATTATTAGTAATGAAAAATTAAACAGGAAAACAAATCAGGTGCTTAAATCTAAAAAAGAAGATGCATCTTTGTTATCCAGTTTAATATATATGTTAAGGCAAAAGAAAAAACATAGGGGTATAACCCGGATAGACCAGGACCATAGGGATTGGCCCAAATTAAAAAAATTAGCTTTGGTTTGTTTGGATTTTTGTAATGATAACAATTTAGATAAAAAAGCTGGTTTCATTAGGTATCTACAAATAGGCTTAGATAAAATCACTTCATATCGTAACTATATTGGTAAGTTATTGGATATGGCAGAAAGTATTAACCAGGAATACGAACTTTTACTCCAAATTCAAGATGACACTAATAAACCCGAGACCCAGGAAATACATGATTACTATGTTTCAAAAATATCCAAGAATACTGGGTTAAGTGAAAACTATAAAAATAAACCTAATAAATATATTAGTTTTATAAAGGTTAGGGAATTAACCGATGAATTAGATATACCCTTCGATATTTATATAGATGCCCAATTTGAGGCATTAGCCTGGGCTAATAGTTTCCCAGACCCTAATCAATTAGTAGGTGATAAGGCTATGGAAAGGCTAAATAAATACCTGTATGAAAACAAAATCAGGAAAAAAGGCAAGAAAGAAATTAAAACCAATGATGAACTAAAAGATGCATTATTAAAACTAAAACTTAAAACCCGTAAGAAATGATACAGATACATATAGGTAATAATAATAAGGGTAAACTCATAGGACCCATAAAGAAAATAGAAAAGATAAAGAAAAAATTCAAAGTTAGGAATCCTAATGCTTATTTTATTAGATTAAAGGGTAATGTTGATCCAGGTTGGGATGGGATGATAAACTATATAACAGATTCAGATTATTTTAAAATAGGCCTTCTACCTTCGATTTATAATTATATAAAGGATAATTTAAATACCAAGGTTGAGATAGTAGATGATAGGCCGGGTTTTAGTAATATCAAACCGAAATATCCAAATAAAATAGGTGATCTAAAACCAAGACCCTACCAAGAGAATGCTATTAAAAAAGTTATATTTAATAAAATAGAAGGGGTGAATTTCCCAATAGGGGTTTTAAATATGGCTACTAATGCAGGTAAGACTATGATTATGGCTGGTATCTACTTATCATATAAAAGAAAGATACCAGCCGTAGTGTTGATAAATGATGGGGATCTATTTGAACAATTTAAAAGGGAGATACCAGAATTACTTGGAGAAAAGGTTGGTTTCGTAAGAGGTAAAGAACAAAACTGGGAGAACTTTACGGTTATCATGGTTCAAACGGTTTCCCGGAATATATCAAAATATAGAAAAAAATTACACAATTTTGGTATGGTATTAGTGGATGAAGCGGATTTAGGTACAAGTAAATCCTATACATCTATATTAAATAATTGTTATAATGCCCAAATAAGAATAGGTCTATCAGGTACAATCTACATGAGTAAACTCAAAAAACATTTACCTAAACAACAAAACCTTAGAAGTTATTTTGGTGATGAATTATATAAGATATCTAAAAAAGAAATGCAGGATAGAGGTTATTCTACTAGGATAATTATTAGACTAGTGAGAGGTAATACGAAAGTACTACCAGGCCTCAAGGACAATAGGGATTGGAAACATGAATACGATAAATTAATAACTTATAATGAGGATAGGATATTAACTATAGTTGATAGAATTAGGTGGAATGCAAAGATAGACAGGATACCAATTTTAGTTATAGGTCAATTCCATGCCCATATAGAACTTATGTATTCTGTTATAAATAAAAATTTAGGAAAGAAGTATAGAATAGCATATGTACATGGGGGGGTAAATTCTAAAACCAGAATTAAAATTCTCGAAAATTTTAGGGTAGGTAAGATTGATATATTAATATCCTCATTTATTATTAAAAGGGGTAAGAACCTACCACTAACAAAATTATTAATAAACGGGGCTGGTTCAGATTCACAGGCAACCGTGTTACAGTTAATGGGTAGGATAGAGAGAAAGGATAAAACTAAAAATAAGGCTTATATGGAGGATCTAATGGATCAAGGTAAATATATATCCAGGCATTCAAAACATAGGGCTATGTACTATAAAAAGGAAGGTTTAAAAGTAATAGAAAATTATAAAAGGTAGTACTATTAACAATATAAATAACTAGTAATGGCTAAAAAGAAAAGAAAACCTAGAAAAGCTACTAAAGGAGTTGATATACTTAAACCCATAGATATCAACAAGTTTGGGACAAAAGATGATCCTTGTTTTGGTAAGGAATATGATCTTAGTACAGATGAGTGTTCTAGATGCGGTGATTCAGAATTATGTGCAGCAGTATTTGGGCAAACCACATTAAAGAAAACCCGAGATAAAGTAGAATCAAAAAATAGGTTTAAAGATAAAGAATTATTTGAAGATGATAAAAACCCGGCATTAACCAAATGGGTTAGGGATAAAAAAGAGGAGGGTTTAAAAAGGTCTGAGATTATAAAAAAGGCCAAGGCAACATTTGGAAGCACTCGGGAGGAGATAAAGAAAATTTATAAAAATTTATAATATGGATTTTGAAAAAATAGGGAAGTTAGATCTAACCTTAGCCCAAATGGTAAAAGGTTATAAAGAAAATATCTTATGGTGTATTAATGAATACCAGGAGTTATACAAAGAAATATTCTCATCTAGGGATGGTATAAAAAACAGTGAGAATTTTTTTACTGATCTAACCATAAAAAATATATACAAACATTATGGTTTATCTACCATATACCTAGCCAACATAATAGAGAGTACTGCATTAAGTATAGATAGCGACCTAATTCAGTATGTCTATAATTATGGTAATGCAAATAATCTCACACTACCTTCCAAAAACCAGGGTGTATTTATAGTGTTGGGGGATTATATGAATCAGATAAAGTTACTTAAACAAGAAGTTTTCCCTAATTCCGGGTATAGTATAAATAGCCGAAAATATAAACCCATAAATATTACACAGGATAGAGTAGATTTTTGTAAGATCAAAGTAGTTGATAACCTTATATTCTTAGAAATGTTTTTTAAAGATTTAAAAAGAACCGAAAACAAGGATATCCATTACGATTATTTAATAGAAAGTTTATTACTATTAATATACATTGCAGATATCATTAATATAGACAAAGAAATAGCACTAGATGAAACCCACGATAACCAACAATTACTGTTTGAATTTTAAAACAAGCCAAGAAGCTTGGGAAGGATTAAATGCTTTCTTTTTAAACAAATCCGAATTTATATTCAATAAAGGTTTAGGTGCTTTCGTTAGTGGCCAAGTTGTAATGTATGATGTAGATGTAAAAATTGAAGAACCAAAAGTATCCCCCGATTTTGATTTTGGTAATACTTTTGGATACCGTAAACAAAAATGGTCGGGGCTGGTAAATAATTACCTAGACCAAGAATCACTTGGGAATTTTATAGGTAGGGTATTAGAAGCTGAGAATATTAAAAAACAAAAGAATTATAATATCTCTATGGCTTTCTCAAATAATCACGACCATGGTAAAAATTGTTTATTAAGTCTTACAGCTATACGTAGAAATATGTATGAACTACCTATCTTAAATTTTACACTAAGATCATCTGAGATTACCAAAAGACTATTAATGGACCTATTACTTATACAAAGAATAGGGGAAGAGATATATCCAAACTTTACCATTAATATGAAGGTAATTAATATGTACCAGGACCCAGAAGCATTCTGTATGTTCGACAGTTTCAAACCTATAAAATCAATCTTAGAAATAGAATGTAAGAAAACACATTACCAAAAGAAAATAACCCGGATATTAAGAAAATTTAAAACAGTTGATATAAAAGAAATAAAATACAAGGTCCACAAAAGATGTGTAAGGCAATTACAAAGACCAAATGGAATACCCTTATCAGGTGATAGACCAATGTATGCAAAAGAATTAAAACTACCTAAATAATGAAAACAAGGACAGTACAAATACAATTGTATAATACTATAGATTTTTTAGTAAAGTATGGGAATGAGGTAAAATCAGGTACATGGCAAGCCAATAAAGATTTCTCTAATGAGATCATGTTGGTTCAAAGAAATTTACAAATGGTTGTACCTTGTGGTGATGGATTAGACCTTAATAAAATATGGGCTGATCAACCATGGGCAGAGGACCATTTTAATGAAAGGGTTGGGGGTATACCTACTAACCCTGGGGAGACATATAAATATTGGCCATACGCTAATTTCAAAGAGGGTGATGATCCCTACCAAGATGGCAAGGTATTTAGTCATACCTATCAAGAAAGGTTTTGGCCAAGGATTAGTAAAATTTTCCAATATCAATTAGAACCCCCAAAATTTGGTAGTGAATTGGTAAAACCAAAAGGTATAAGATATAAATATGGCGATTTACAAGATGTAATAAACCAACTAAAGGAAAACCCATTAACCAGGCAAGCTTATTTACCCATCTTTTTTCCAGAGGATACTGGGGCTGTTCATAAACAAAGGGTACCATGTACTTTAGGTTATTATTTTTGGATAGAAAATAATAAACTATACATGAATTACATTATTAGAAGCTGCGATGCTCTTAGACACTTTAGAAATGACGTATATCTAACAATTAGACTATTACAATATGTAGCAGAGAAATTAAATATTGGTTTAGGTGATACTACTTTTTATATCTTTAATTTCCATGTTTTCAAGAATGATTTATATGCTTTAAATAAAAGAGAAAAAAAGATATGTCAAGAACTAACAATAGGATAAGTAGGGAAAATATGTTTATAGAGATCCTACAAACAATATCTAAAAGATCTACATGCCCCAGAAAACAAGTTGGGGCTATTTTAGTTAAAGAGAACAGGGTTATAGCTATGGGTTATAATGGGGTATTACCCGGGGTAAAGCCCGAAGAGGGTATAGACCATATAACTGGTGTTAGTAAAACCGTACATGCCGAGGCCAATATAATTTCATTTTGTGCTAAACATGGAATAGCAACCGCAGATTCAGAATTATACATAACCTTATCACCTTGCGTAAAATGTGCTGAGTTAATAGTTCAAGCCGGTATAAATAAGGTAAATTATATAGAACAGTATAGGGATACTTCTGGCCTAGAATTATTAACTAAACAAAATATACAAATATGCCAAGTAAGTTTAAAATAATAAGAACTAAATCTACATTAAAAAGGGTTATTAGATATTGTAAACAAACTGGTTATGCTTGTGTCGATTTTGAAACCAATGCTTTACCTATAAACCATCCTTTATTTTACCCAACCGTACTCGGTATCACTTTTCAACCTGGTTCTTCATATGTATTACCGCTAGCACACTTTGATTCACCTTTTAAAAAATCTTGGCCAAAACTATTTAAATTATTTTGTAAGGAGGTAATAGAAAATCCTGAAATTATAAAGGTAGCCCAAAATGCTAAATTTGAATATAAAATATTCTTAAAATATGGTTATGAGATAAAAGGTAGGATATTTGATACCATGTTAGCTAAATATCTTTTAGATGAAGAAAAACCAATGGGTTTAAAACCTATGGTAAACAATTTTATACCAGAATACGCAGGATATGAGGAAGATTATGATGGTGCTAAATTACCTTGGGATCAAAAACCCTTAAAAGGTTTATCAGAATATTGTGGGTTAGATACTGACCTTACTTTAAGATTAATGTTTTTCTATGAGGATAAACTTATAAAAAATAATCTATATTCTTTATTCCGTAATATGTTGATGATGGGTGTTAGGGTATTAGGTGATTCTGAATACGGAGGTATGGATGTAGATATACCTTACCTAGATAACCTTATTATAGAATATGAGAATTACCTAGAGGAAAATGATAAAAAAATTAGGAATACTAAAACCCTTAATAAATTCCAAAAATGGTTAGATCAAAGCAGGATTAATAAATTAATGGACAAGGTTGTTCAGGAAATAGAAGAGGTAGAAGAAGAGGTAGAAGAAATCAAGGCCGAAATAAAAAGGCTAAAGAAAAAGGTTAAGAAGAAAAAACATAAAGGGGCTTTAGAATTAATACATAAAAATGAGGTTGTATTAAGACGTAAAGAAAAATCTATAAGAACCAGAGAAGATAAAATAGATAGGTATAGGGCTAGGGAGATGTCTACTAAAACAGAGGTTAAATGTTTAGAACCTATAAACTTTAATTCCTCAAACCAAATGGTGGATTTATTCTTTACATCACCCCAAGGTTTTCAATTTGATATTATAAAATACACAGTTGATAAGAAAACTAAAAAAGAAAGTGATAGACCTTCTACAGATGAAGAGGTACTAGAACAATTAAAACCTTTAGATAAATCTGGTTTTGTAGAAGGTTTATTAAGACATAGGGAATTAAGTAAACTATATTCTACTTATATAAAAGGTATTCGTGATAAATGCATTGATGGTAAAGTACATGCTAGGTTCTTATTAGAGGGGACGGTTACAGGTAGATTAAGTAGTCAAAACCCCAATTTACAAAATATACCTAGGGATACAACTGCTAAGGATATAAAGAAAATGTTTGTACCTCCAAAGGGTTATTATCTATTACAATTGGATTATTCACAGGCCGAATTAAGGGTAATGGCTGCACAGGCCGGGGAAGAAACCATGATCCGGTGGTTTAAAGAAGGAAAAGATATTCACCTTACCACCGCCTTAAAAATGTATAGGCAAGAAGAAAGGTATGATGAAATATTTGAGGTATTAGAAAAAGAAGATAAAAAGGACCCAAGGTATACTGAGTGGAAGGTTAGAAGGAAATATGCTAAAACTATTAACTTTGGTATAATATATGGACAGGGGGTTCCTAAATTGGCTAACTCATTAGGCTGGACTATAGAGGAGGCTCAAACATTCTTAAATGAATATTTTGATACTTTCCCAAAAATTAGAGAATTTATCAAGCAACAACATAAAATTGCACACCGGGATGCTTTTGTAAGAAATGTATTTGGTAGAAAACGTAGATTACCTAAAATTGATTCATATGAGAAATGGGAAGTTGCCGAAGCTGAAAGACAATCGGTGAACGCACCAATCCAAGGGGCTGCTTCAGACTACACCCTATTCTCTTCAATTATAATTTGGGAAGAAGTAAGGAAAAAAAATATACCTATATATAAACCACAGGTATATACAGTACATGATTCCTTGGGTTATTATGTTAGGGCCGAAGATATACATGATGTAGTTCCTAAATTAGAAAAGATTTGTGCAAACCCTGAAACTATGGAATGGTTCAATTTTCAAATTGACGATGTTACTATGAAAGTAGATTTTGAGCTAAGTAGTATCAGTTGGCAAGCTTTAAAAACTTATGATCCAAAGATTGACTATACTAAACAAATTGGACTATTATAAATCAAATTAAGACAATGAGGAAAAAACTTGATAAGTATATTAAAAAATCCGATTTAATGAATATATCATTAAAAGTGGGAGGGGAAAAATTTGCATTTAATCTATATGATGAATTAAGGATAGATGTAAATAGGATGACCGAAGAAATAAAAGAACAACCAAGTTATTATTCATTCCTTTGTTTATTATTAGTTAAACTAGAAACCTTAGAAGATGATAGGGAGATGGAATTTGAAAAGGTTAAAGCTGAATTAACCATAAAATACAAAGAGGAGACTGACCCCTTAACACATAAACCCTATAATAATGATGTGGCTAAGGCTAAGGTTATTGCCAACCCTAAATATAAAGCATACTTTAAAAAATATTCAAAAGCTAAAACCAATAAAGGTATAGTAAAATCTGCGGTAAAAGCTTTTGAACATAGGCAAGGTTTACTACAAACACTTTCCGCTAATGTTAGAAATGAAAGAAATAACATTTAAAATTCAATATTATGAGAAAAATGGAAATAATGCTTAAAGATGATTTTGAGGTAGTTGAAGATGGTGCTACTTATATAGTACCTATTTATAAGGCTACCTCAGAAGGTTTAAAAGAGGTTATGGATACCGGTAAAAAGGATGACCCTTTTCAAAACCAAATTATTAATTTTGTTAGGGCAGAAAATAACCTTAACTCTGCTAACGTAGGTACATTACATGAACACCTTTTAAAGGTTATGATTTATGATCTTAAAATAAAGAATCAACATGTAAGGTCAAGGGAAACATATATAGCTATTACCAAAATGGAAGAAGCTTATAATGTTTTGCTTCAAAGGCAAATAGATAGGACTGATAGAGAAGTAATAGGAACAACAGAAGAATAAATATAAATTATTATGGCAGTAAAGAAAAAAAAGAAAGCTACCGTTAAAAGTAAAAAAGGGTCAGCTAAATCTACAACCAAAAAATCTTTAAGACAAAGGTTAAAAGAAAAAAAGGAAGACCTTAAAAAAAGAGGTCAACATAGTATAATCTTTAGACAAAAGGATGAAGGTACTTTAAGGGTAAGAATATTACCGGTTGGTGAAGATAACGAATTTGTTCAAGAAGTTATGCAATTCTGGCTAAACAAAGAAGGTTCGGTTACTTCACCAGCTTCATTTGGTGAACCTTGTGCTATCTATGAAAAATATCAAGAACTAAAAGATTCCAAAGATGAGGCTGATTTAGAAATTGCTAAAAAATTACAACCTAGGAATAAATTCTTAATGCCGGTTCTAGTATATGAAGATCAAAAAGGTAAAAAAGTAGATACCACTAATAGTGGTAAATTACTACAAATTACCGGGGGTCTTTACCAGGAGATATTAGATCTTTATTTAGATGAAGATGAATGGGGGGATATGACCGACCCATTAAAAGGGTATGACCTTAAAATAACCAGAGAAGGTAAAGGTAAAAATGACACCAGCTACACTGTTCAACCTTGTAAGAATAGTAAACTTCCAAAGGAATACCGTAAGGAAATAGATTTAAGAAAATTGGTAGAAGAAGAAATGGATTCCTATGAAGATACCGAGAAAAAACTTAATTCTTTTATGGGGGCAGCCTTCGATGATGATGATGATGATGACGATGATAAACCTAAAAAGAAGAAAGGTAAAAAATCCAAAAAGGTAAAAAAGAAAAAAAGAGGTAAAGACATATAATATATGGCAAAGAAGAAAAAGAAATTAAAGGTATCATCTAGATCGGCCCTACGTAAAAAATACGTGGGGTCTGATACCGCTTCTAATATTGTAGTAGCGGCGGAAGATATGCTATGGTTACCAAGTAGGTTTATTGCCTTAAATGATTTATTGGGTGGGGGGATACCATTCGGTAAAATACTTGAAATATTCGGTGAAGAATCGTCAGGTAAATCCTTATTAGCTTATGATTTTGCATATTGTTGCCAAAGGTTAGGGGGTGTAGTAATGTGGAATGATGCTGAACATGCTTTCACTGAATCTTGGGCTTTACAGAATGGTTTGGATTTAGATATGGTAGAATTGTATACCAATAAATCTATTGAAAACCTAGCTGACTGGGCTATGGATATGGCTATATCAATTAGGCAGGAACTAGTAAATAATGAACCTATACTTTTGGTTGTAGATTCTATTGCTGCCATGGATTGTCTTGAGAATTTAGAATCACACCATATTGATGCAAAAGCTGAAATGGGAAATAGAGCTAAGGCTTTCGATAAATTATTTAGAACCCGAAATAATATTTGGGAAAAATTAGGGGTAGCAGTATTAGCTATCAACCAATTAAGGTCTAAGATAGGGGCATCCCAATTCCAAGATCCTGATACAACCCCCGGGGGGAAAGCTACAAAGTTCTATGCTTCTCAAAGATTAGGCGTTTATGGTGGTAAACAAATTAAAGGTAAAGTAAGGGGTCAAGAAGATAGGGTTGGTAGAGAGACTTCTATTAGGGTTAAGAAAAATAAAGTAGCCCCACCTAAACCTACTATCAAAGGAGCTCAGGTTTATTTCAACCCAGATTATAAGGAACCCATTGGTTTTAGTAAATATTATGGTTTACCTGATATATTATTAAGGCATGAGGTTTTAACCAAAGCTAAGGGGGCTTCTAAATATATGATGGGTGATAAAATGGTAGCTAGAGGAGAACCGAGTTTATTGAAAAAACTTCAAACTGATGATAAGTTTAGAAGTAAAATGATTCGTAAATCTGGTGTTAATACTATTAGTAGAACAAGGAATAAGATGAAAAAATTAGGGCGTGATATGTTCGATGTTTCAAATTTAACTAAAGAAGATTTACAAAAAGATTAGTATGGAAAAAAAGAAGTTATTAATTATAGATGGTAATAACCTTTTACATCGTGCTTATCATAAATTTAAGAAATTAAAAAGTAAATCCGGTACCAAAAGCTCAATGGCTTTTGGTTTTCCGCATATATTAAAATCTCTTATACACCAACAAAAACCAACAGATGTGCTTGTGGTATTTGATGGGGGTAGGCATAAAGAAAGGTTAAAGGTATTACCTGGATATAAAGATAGGGATAAGAATAGGAAAGATTTCGATATAGATGATTTTGTATCACAACAAAAAGATGTAAAGGAAATTCTTACTTGTTTAGGTATACCTTATGTATCAAAAAAAGGTTTAGAAGCCGATGATATAATATGGTTATATGCTAGAAAATATAAAAGAAAAGGCTCTGTAGTTATAGTTTCTACTGATAAGGATTTTAACCAATTACTTTCAAATAGGGTTTCTATCTGGCACCCCTGGAAAAATAAAAGGATAACCCATAAAAACCTAGAAAAAGAATATGGTTATACACCTGATCAATGTGTAGATTATCTTTCACTGGTTGGTGATGATTCAGATAAAATTCCAGGAGCAAAGGGAATTGGTCATAAAACAGCTATAAAATTTATAGAAGAATATGGTTCAATTAATGCTTATAGGTTAGGTAAAGGTGATGAAATGAAAAAATTCACACGTAAACAATCTGAGGAACTATTCTACCGAAACCGGACTTTAATAGATATACGCTTTTTTTGTAGGCGTTATTTAAAATTAAAAGAAATCCCTTTAAAATCACCTAAAGGTAAAAATATTAACAAAAAAGGTTTGTCATTGATTTGTAGGAAATATTCTATCACTACATTCATAGAACCTGCTTTTTTAAAACCCTTTAAACAATTATTATGAAAAAAATCTTAAATTACATTTTCACTACAAAGTATTTTGTACAATTTAAAGATAAAAAATTTGTTGTACTGGATTTACTTTATTATTGTTTCTTGGTAGCCATAGCTATTGGGGAATATGGGCTAATTCATGCTGTCAAGTATGGATTCCAATATACTTTATTTGAATTTATATACTTTATACCTTTTGTATTTCTAGCCGGTTATTTTATATTCGTATTTTATATCCCGGGGGTTAAATGGAATAAAGTACCTGAAGCATGGTCTCAATTATATTACTTAAGCAAAATACCCGAGAGCATGAGGAATAAAGAAATGGACTTCGAATATGATTTCCTTGCATCAGATTTTGAATACACTTATAAAGTTGCCTGGGATAATAGAAAATTTAAATGGTATAATAGCCTACAACCTATTATTATATTAATAGAAGTATTAATAATTTACCTTATATTTAAATAATATGGTAATACAGTGGCCTTGGTTATTTAGGAAAATATTACCTAAATGGGGTGGTTTTATGATTTTAGGCATAATTTTCTTAGATGATAAAAATAATAAGAAAAGAATAAATCATGAGATGATACATGTACACCAAATGTTGGATACATTTATAATACCTTTTTATATTTGGTATTTAATAGAACTAATAACAAAAGGTTATAGACAAATTATATTTGAAAGGGAAGCTTACCAAAGACAAAGTTTTGAAGATTATCTAGAAAATAGAAAACCTTGGGATTTTATGAAATTTAAACAATAGTTATGGCAGTAATAAAATTAGAAGAATTTAGTGATGGTTCTACTAGGGCAATTTTTGAATGTCCTGGTTGTGGGGAAAAACATTACCCAACAATAGCTTTTCAGGGGGGTTGGAAAGGCCCTAAATGGGGATTTAATAATGATCTGGATAAACCAACCCTAGAACCTTCAATCCTTGTATCAGGTAGAGAAGGTAGAAAGAAAACATTATGTCATTCATATGTCAGGGATGGTGAAATACAATTCCTAAAAGATTCAACACATAAACTTAGGGGTAAAAAAGTAAAATTAGAAACCATTGAAAATGAAGAAAATTAACTATGAAGAGTAAACAAATATTTATAGCCGGGCCCTCTGGGTCCGGTAAAACAACTTTGGCCAATTATATTTCTATCCGATATAGAATACCTTTCATAGAAGGTTCTTCAAAACCAATTTGGCCAGAGTTTAATATAACTTCACACCTAGATATAATAAATAGAAGTGCTAAAGATAAAGATTTTGCGGTAGAGTTTCAAGAAAGGTTATTATATTACAGAACAGAAAAACTTGAAGGTGTAAAAGAATTTGTAACAGATAGGAGTTTTATAGACAATCTGGTTTATTTTACATTACAGGCTGGACCCCACCTAAACACGGAATCCCATAATATTTACATTGAAATGTGTAGGGAATCTATAGAAAAATATGACCCCACTATTTTATTCTTGGATATCAATGATTTAAATATAAATCTGGAAAATGATAATATGAGAGTAAATAACCGTTGGTTTCAAGAGGCTACAGGTTCTTTATTTAGAGATTATATTAATAGGAATATAATTTGTAGTAAAGAGTTGATAGTACCTATAAATGAATGGGATTGGGAAACTCGTATAAATACTATAGATAAACTTTTTGACCAAACAAAAGAGAACAAATGGAAAAGCATAATAAAAAAGTTAAATATATAGCATATTCTGATGTTCACCTAGCTATGTGGAAACAATTCAATGAAGGCTTAAGAAGAACTAAGAATGGTATAGACGTAATAAAAAGAATCAAGGGCATCGCTAAAGTATTAAAGGCTGATGTCCTTTTTCTTGGTGATTTATTTGATAAAGAAAAAATGATCACAAATCCCCTAATGCATGAAACCTTTCCACAATTAAAAAAATACCTGGATTCTAAGGTAATAACCACTTACGCTATAAGTGGTAACCATGACCAAAGTGAAAGCAATACATTTGATAACCATTCACCTAACTACATAAACACCTTATCAAAAATTTTTAAGGGATTAAAATGTCTTGATTATAAGGTACAAAAATTTGATGACCATGCGTTGTATGGAATCCCCTACATAACACATGATTTGGGTATGGTGGAGTATATTGAAAACTTAAAGATAGATAATTCTAAAGTAAATATACTTATGTTGCATACTACTATGCCTAATGTAAGGGATACAGATGGTAGGAAAATGGATAGTTTTATGGATACTAATGATTTTGAAAAAGCTATAGGTAGGTTTGATATAGTTTTGTCGGGACATATACATAAACCTATGAGTTTCAAAATAGGTAAAACCCAAGTAGTTCAAATTGGAGCACCTCAACAACAAAGGTTTACAGATAGGAATTGTGATATGGGTTATTGGGTAATTTATGAGGATTTTGAAGTTAAATTTATACCTTTTACTAATTACCCAAAGTTTGTTGAAGTAGAACCAGGCCAGGAGAAACCTAAAGGTAAGGATTTTTATGTTATTGCTAAAAAGAAAAAGGAGGATAAAGAAGTAGATGCAGAAAAGGAAAACTTTGATATAAATCTAAATGGTAGAAAATTGGCAATAAATTATTGTAAGGAAAAGGGTATCAAGGATAAGAAAAAGAAAATAGCATTAAAGAACGTTCTAAAGAATCTAACATGATAAATTTCACATATATATTTGGGGAAGGTTTTGGTAGTATGATAAAACCCTTTAATATAAAAATAGAAAGACCTGGGTTGAACATAATAACCGGTAAAGTTGGTTCAGGTAAAACAACTATACCTTCTGTTATAAGTTGGACTTTGTTTGGTAAAACCCTAAAAGAAAATTCCAGTGTAAGCACCTGGGAGGAGAAAAGGCCTAAAAACTATAAAGGTACAAAAACGGGGATAATATTTTATAAAGACAAAAAACAAATTATTATCATCAGGTGTAAAGATTATAAAGGTAAAATAGAGGTAGATAATAAGAAACTAAAAGGGGGTAATAACATATTTATCTTTATCGATGGTAAACACTACACTAAAGCCCGTAATAAATCCGATAAGAAAGAATTTATTGAAAAACTATTAGGGTACTCCTTTGATCTATTTAAAACCTCTATAGTTTTTGGGCAGAAAATGAAAAAAATAATAGAGGAAACTGGCCCACATAAAAAGAAAGTATTCGAAGAAGCCTTTGAAGTTGATTTTGTAGAGATAGCTAAAACAAATACAGAAAACCAATTATCAAAATTAACCGAGGCTCTAACAGATTATGAGTATGATAAAGAATCTAAAGAGGATAAAATAGAGGAGCTAAGGATATTTTACTCAGAAGCCAAAAAAGATGAGGCTAATTTTGAAAAGGATAAGAAAGAATCCTTAAAAGAAATAGACAATGATATTAAAGAATTGAATGAAGAGTTGATATCGCTTAATAAAACCCAGGCTTCTTTAGTTGATATAAAACCTTTAGAGAAAAAATTGGATAAACTAAAAACCCAGTACGAAAAAGAAAATGATAAATGGTTATTACATGAGGACCTAGAATCATCAATAGAAACCATAGAAGAACATGATATTAAGAAATTAAAAAAGAAATATAAAAAAGATAAAGTAAATTATTGTAATGAGTGTGGGGGAAAACTTAGTGATAAAGATACTAAGTTGTATAATAAGAATCTTGACTTAGAGATAAGGGAATTAGTTAAAAAATCTGCTGAATTAAAAAAAGAGTTAGGAACCCTACAAACCAAGGATACAACTAAACTGAAAAAGGATATTAAGAAATTAAAAACAAAAATATCCAAAAAGGAAAATAAAAACGCACGAGCAAAGGGTGTTTTAAAACGACTTCCGAAAGTAAAAGAGAAAATATCGGATTTAACTAAGCGTAGGGAAAAACTTAGTAATAAAAAGCTTAAAATTAAAAGTACTAAGTATAAATCTAAAATAGATAAACTAGAGAAAAAGATAACGGGCCTAAATAAGAACATTAGGAAACTTGAGAAGGAGATAGAAATACAAAAATGGTTAATCAAGGACCCTTTATCTAATAATGGTTTAAAAGCCTATATGTTTAACAGCTTACTTACCAAGGTTAATGATAAGCTTATAGATTATAGTAGAATATTAGGTTTTCAGGTTGAGTTTGGTATAGATCTAAGCACTGCACGTAAGGATTTCTATCAGGCCGTTTTATTTGAAGATGTGGTAACACCTTATGAAGATCTATCTGGTGGTCAAAAACAATTAGTTGATACTTCTGTGGCATTCGCTATACATGATGTAATAAGTGAGATAAGGCCTACCAACCTATTATTTTTAGATGAACCATTTGAAAGCTTGGGTGTTGATGAAATAGAAATTATAGAAGAACTAGTAGAAGAAAAAGCCAAAAATAAATCCCTATACTTAATAACACACCAGCAAGGGTTTAGTCCAAGGAATGCCAACAAGATACATGTTAAAAGGAATAATAAGGGACAAACTATTTTGTCTTAAGGCCCTGCTTTTCTAGTCTTATATATACTATTCATAATAAAGATCAAACAAGATGGCAAATTCAAAGGGAAAAGGAAGTAAAAACGAAAGAGAACTATGTAAGTGGTGGGAGGGATGGTCGGGCCTAGAGTTTAATAGAGTACCGGCTTCTGGGGGGCTTCGGTGGAAAAAAACAGATAATATTAGTTCAGATATAATTTGTACAGATGATAGATATTCTAGAAGGTTTCCTTTTAGTATAGAAACTAAATTCTATAAAGATATAAACTTTGAACACCTTATACTGGGCAATAAGAAACAAAGAATCATAGAATTTTGGGAGCAAGTTATAGAAGATGCAGATAGAGCTAATAAAATACCTTTATTATTCATGCGGTATAATGGGATGCCCAAAAAAACTTGGTTTGTAGCTTTAGAAAATATAATATATAATAAAGCTAAAAAATGTGGTTTAGTAAAAACCGATAAGGCTATATTTAAGGTTGAGACTGGGGAATACAAATTCATTATTATCAATTCGAATGATTTATTAAACATAGATTTTAAAAAATTTTCAATAACCTGCAAAAAATACAGAAGAAAATGGGATTAAAAACTGACCACATATGGGTGATTGCTTATATCAATAGAAATCATATACCTTTAGTGAAAGATGAACTAAGCATATGGGAATATGATAATGTAGAGGCCTACATACCTACTATAAAACTTTTAAAGAAAAAATTTAAAGGTAAGGATATGTTTGAAATGGTGCCTTTATTATTTAACTACGGTTTTTTCAAAATGCCTTATGAAAAAGCCTGTGATCCTTCATTCTTAATGACACTTAGGCATAGGATAACATGTATATATGGTTGGGTAAAAGATCCTGCTAAAGCTACCAAGGAAGTGGATCTTAGTTTAGACAATGGCATAATTAGAAATGCTTTACCTAAAGCAGCAATGGCTACTGATGAAGAAGTAGCAAAAATGACCCAGGTATCTAAGGAATTATCAATCTATGACCAGGATAACATTGATAAATTAAAAGAAGGGGATTATATAAAACTTGAAGGTTATCCTTTTGAAGGTATGATGGCCCAGATTATAGATATAAATCCCCGTAACCATAAAGTAAAAGTAAAACTACACTTAGAGGAGATAGTTAAAGAGGTAACTGTATCATTTGAAAATGTTTTTTATACCATATATAAAAACTTTAATGAAAATACCCGGGAAAAAAGTACTGATGAAATGATAGAAAAACATGGTAGTAATATATTCGATAGTATTACTTTTAAAAACAATCAATATGAACAGTAGAGCATGGGATATACTAACACCAGAAGAAAAATCAGCTTTAAGCCTTTCAACTAATTATGGTAAAAGTAGTTGGGAGGCAGGGGAAATACTAAATAAACCCCATTATAAATATTTGGAGATACAGGCCAGGGCTAAAACCTTCTTCAAGATATTTACTATCTATTTTGAAAAAACACAAGGTAATATAATCCCTATAAATTCTGACATGACTTGGGATTTACAAGAATTTATTTTATGCACTATACAGAATAGAAAAGGTTATAGAGAAACATTGAAAATAATAGGTAAAGAAAGCCCTTTATCACATAAGAAAGCATCACAAAGATTATTAGCTTTAGAAAAACACTTAGATTTCCTAGAAAATCACCCTGATCGTATACATAGGGATTTACATGATCTCATTAAGGAATTTGACAGGTGGAATAATTTTAGGATATTACCCCCAGAACTCCAGGAACCTTCAGCTTTCAAAAGGCGTAATAAAACCAGGTTATTAAAACATCTTAAAAATCTTAAAGAGCTTAATCCCTTTGATATAGATAGGTTGATGTTTAAATTTTCTGCTAAAGATAAGTACAAAGGTAGAAAACTATACTTACCATTGGTATCAGATAATTTCCCAGATGGATATCAAGTAATAATAATAAAAGGTACATCTAAAATTGTTAATTATATTTCAGTTAACCTTAACCTCTACATTTTCAAAGACAAATTAGAAGCGGATGACTATGGGTTTCTAGTGGAAGACTATCTTAATAAAGGAAAGAAAAATTGTAAACAAGGTCAAAAGTTTTGGCCACAATTCCGGTTAAAGGTAGGTAAAGCCTATAATTATGCCCAAGTTAATAATATAATACCTAGAAGGGTAAACCTAGAAACAGCTTTCCGGGATTTAGATAAGTTAACAGTAAATAAGATCAAAACCAAAGAAGCCAATGGTATAAATATAGGAGACCCACAGAAATCTGCTAAACAGAGTAAATTCTGGGAAATATAGGTGTTCTATTTATTTTTATATTTGAACAAATAAATAAAAATACATATTAAATATGAAAACTAAAAAAAGAAAGGTTAATAATTATGAACAGGTTATGAAGCAGGCTTCGCACATGACTTTGAATGATTTAAAAAGACACTGTATATCAAGGGGGATGGATTTTCAAGAACTTATTGATGGTACTGTTATATCTTTACAAAATTGGTATCATAGAAATTCCAATAATGATATAGATCTTTCTAGGATAGCTAAATTTGATGATTGGTTAGAAAAAATATTAAGGGATAGGGGTAAAGAAGAATTAATCCACCCTCAATTACGCTTAAGCTATATAAGTGAAAATCAGAGTGATGATAAACCTAAAAAGGAAAAACCTAAAAAAGAAAAGAAAAAACCCCGGGAAAAAAACAAACATGGTATATTCAAAGGCACTAAAAAAGCTTATACCTTTGAATTACAACAAAAGGGTAAAACCCTAACACAGGTCATTAAGAAGGTAACTAGAAAGTTTCCAGATGCTTCAGATAAATCTATTAAAATCTGGTATAAAAAAGCGGCTAGACTTAATGGGTAGTATTAAAAAAGATAGGTGGTATATAGTTGACCTAAGGAATAAAACCCAAGATAAAAAAAGCTATTGGTTATTAAGGGTTAACTTTAGAACCAAAGAAGAGGCAAGGAAAGTACTGAATAAAAATTTAGGTGATAAAATATTATTCTTTGATATAGTTAAAGGTGTTACAGCTATAGAGTTTGGTTTTAGGTATCCTAAAAATACCAAAGGCCCATCATACCTGGGTTATCTTAGGAAATATGATTATCCACCTGAACTTGAAACCATACAACAAAGAAAATCATATCGTACAAAATTCAGAAGATGGAAAAGGAATTACAAAGAAGAATTAAAAAGAAGTTGGGTATGAAATTAGGTTTTATCATATTTTGGACATTAATAGCCTTATTCCTAATATTTTCACCCGTTTTACTATTGGAAGATGATTCTAAGATAGATGAGCTATGTATAATTGTAGGCATCTATATCTTAGTTATATTACTTGAATATACTATCAAAATATTGAAAAAGTAATCATATGGCTAGGAAAAAAAGAAACCGTAAAAAAAGGGATAAAAAACCTGGTTTATCAAAAGAATTTAGAAAAGAGATAGGTTTAAAACGTAAGAAAAATAAAAAGATAATTGACCCACCTATCACCGAGTTACCTAAAGATAGGGAATATATTGAAGCTGAGAAAGAACAAGTAATTGAGGATATATTTGAAGGTAACCTTAATAGATTTATGAGAAAGTATTATAGGGTATCAGAAAGGAACCTTATGACATTTTCTAAAGTAGTACCTAAATTACAAAAAGAAAGATCATCAAAAAGGGCTATAAGATGGTTATATAAAAAATGTAGGTGGCCAAGACACAGGCAAGAAATAATAAATATTCTATTAACCTTGGATAAATATTATGATGTAGAGTTTAGTAGGCCCAATATGGAGGTAGCTTTTGAGATATGGGAATTATTTTCAGATTACGAATTTTCTACATTTTTTAATAAAGCCTATGGTAAAACACTTGATAAAAAAGGTTTTGCTGGTATAAAAAGATTAAATAGTAAACAGGCTTTAAAAGAACAAAAAGCTATTGGTTACGTAAAAATAAAGAAATTTGAAGAACTAGATAAAAATTTTGCTCATGTGTATTCCAATATAAAAGAGAATTTTATATACCCCTTTAATTTTTACCATGGTTTATATAAAGGGCCTAAAAAACATGAGCAAGTACAAATATATATTGGGCACCGATTATGTAATGGTTTTCGTAGTGGGTTCTCAAGAGTTGATACTGGAATTAAAATGTAATACTATTACACATTAACCAAATAATATTAAGATGGCGATAAAAAGAGAGGTAGTAATAAGAACTTTAAAAATACCTATAGAAAGAAAAGGTGATAAGGTAATTGAAAAAAACGTAGATTCTAAGGAGATTGAGAAATTGGGTGAAGAACCAAGGACCTTGGAAAATTCGATAGTTGATTTACCTGAGTTAACCCGGGAAATAAAAAACTTTAACCAAAGACAATTCAAGTATGCGGAAGATGATTCTAGCATGGACTATATCTTAAAGAAAATAATTAGTAGTAAAAGTAAATCATAAATTCTATAAATAAATTAATTATGACAAAGTTAAAAGGAAAAGAAATAGTAGACAGTTACAACCTAGGAGGTGGAATGGTACTTATTAAATTTGCCGATGGGACATTCATTACTGTATATTCTGTATCAGATGTTTTAGAACCTTCTCAATTTGGTTTTGATGAGGAAGCCACAGAAGAGGAGGATGAAGATCCCGATGAAGAGGAGGAAGAAGAAGACGAAGACCCCGAAGAGGAAGAAGAAGAAGATGAGGATGAAGACCCCGAAGAGGAAGAAGAAGAAGATGAGGATGATGAATTAACCGCTGAAGATCTTAAGGAAATGGACTTCGATGATCTAGAGGATGTGGTTGATGACAATGAACTCGATATAGAGGTGGATGAATATGAAGATGATGAGGAATCCCTACGATACGAAGTAGCAAAAGCCCTAGGTATCAAATTACCAAAACCTAAAAAATCCAAAGGTAAAGGTAAGAAAAAAGGTAAAAAGAAATAAACCCGGTAGCCCCCTTTAATTAGGGGGTTCATTTTATTTAACAAGTAAATTTTTAATAATCATTTTTTAATAAATTTTATTATGGCAAAAGCAAAAGCAGCCGCTAAGACGACTAAGAAAAAAGAAAAGAAAGAATCTTTTCTAAAAGATAACTATGAAGCAGTTATCAATGATTACAATGGTATCAGAACAGATGTTATGCATATCCGAGGCTACGGATGTATAGTAAGGGATGTTAACAAGGAAACTGGGGCTATGACATCCGTATTTGTACCTGGGGTAAAACCTAAGAAGAAAAAGGATTACAGATACCTTATCGTAGACAAAGGGCCTAAACCTAAAAAAGATAAAGGAACTAAGGCTGCCAAAAGTAAAAAATCTAAAACAGAATCCAGTGAAGATTAATCTGGATAATTATAAAGATTCTGAAAAGGCTGGTAAAATTATCAGCCTTTTTTCTGAGCTTAGTCCCGAGGACCAATCAAGGTTAAAGGGGGATTTGGTGGCAAACTCTAGGTTAGGTGGTAATGATATGACCATAAGCACATGAGATTAGATATAGAAGATAAGGATGAATTGGTAGTCTTAGAGGCATCACTATTAAAAATGGTAGATGAGATAATAGTTTCTAAGACTACCATTGAAGTCCTTATAGAGAATAATGGTAAAGAAGGTTATCCCCCTTATAATAAAGATGACCTAGAAATTTTGGATCAAGAACTAAAAGATGCCAAGAAAACTACTATCTATTTAAAAGGCCTTATAGAAAAGGTCAATATTTTAAAGAAGGTAAATGGATAAGAAATTTTACATAAGGTATAGGATTTATTCTCAGAAAGCAGAAAACGCGGATAGAAATTATCCTAAAAGATTATGTAAAAGTTTAACTAGACTACACCAGAATATAAAAGATGATAATCTTTTTTGGGAAAGAGAGTTCTCTAAAGAAAAACTTTATATCAGAACTTTTATACCCAAAAATCTGGAACACATTAATTGCCAATACTATAAACTAATAAAATATATCACCCAATACTTCGGGTGTTATGCGATATGGCAAACCAAACTTATACCCGGGGCTATTAAACCTATAAATACTTTTGCTATTTCAGGTTATGGCCAAGACTTCTTACTAGCTTATCACTACACTACAAAGATAATAGATAACCTTAATGATATGAGGTTCAATATGACTGCTGAGTTTCGTAGGTTAAAAATAAATAAAAGGAGAAGGGGAGAAAGCACCATACATGATGAGAACTCCCAAATTAAATCAAGTACATTTTTCTATGAAAGCCTAAAGGAAATAGAAAAAGTATTACTAGAAAACCTAGAGCAAAGGCCTACTTATGTAGCTGTAAGACTGAAAGAAGTATATACTGAGAAATATCTAAGAAGGTTAAGAGTATTACATTTTAGGCAGTATAACTATAAAGGTTTGCCTAAAATAGAAAATGCTTTTTCCCGGGAAAATAAATTCCAAAATCGCAGGATAATCAGGTGATCTTTTATATTTTATATTTGTATCAAATAATTAATTAAAATATGAAAATAAAATCAATAACTACCTATGTAGAAGATTCTAGCGATAATGAAGATCATGATACAACCGTTAATAATTTTATAACTAGTGTAATACCTATAAAATTAACACATAAAGCTTTTGCCCAAGGTTGTATGGTTTTAACCACTATAATAGAATATAACGAGATATGAAAAATCTAAAATTCCATTTTGATAAAATAGACTTCAGTGTTCAGGCTTTAGAAAATCTAAATAATGAATACCAAGGTAAAAAAACGGGAGAAGTTTACACTAAAAGGTTTCATTACCTACATGGTAAAATCAAATATCACACTAATAAGATTTTAAACTATGGTAAGGGTTTAATAGATAAATGGGATATTAAAACCGTAGATGATAAAAATATTATCCACCAATATTCTATTTATTTACCCCATGAATTAACCATTGACCAGGTAACAAGGCTGGTAATGATCAAAACAGGACATTCATATGTCTATCAAATTACTATAGGCGATACCATTGAAACCGGAAGTTTAATTAAAAACTCGAGTTCCTAAGAATTAGGTACTATATATAAATCACTAAGTATAATTAAAATCGCTAAAATTATGGCAACAAAAATTAAAACCCTTGATGAGGCTAAAGAAGCCGTTAAAACTGAGAAAGGTAATGTGAAAGAAGCTAAAAAGGCTTTAACAGATTACTATAAAGAAAACAAATTAAAGAAAACAGGAGATTATTCCGGGGACAAAAAACATTCTAAAAAAATAGCTAAATTGGAAAAAGAGGTAGAAAAAGCTTCAACCAATTTAACCAAGGCACAGGAAGCAGTTAAAGAACTTAAGCCGGCAGCCAGCAGTCGAACCAAATACGATTACCCGGATGATGTTGATACCCCGGAAAAACGTAAGAAGTATCGACAAAAAATGAGAGCCGAAGCCAATGGTGATAAACCAAAGAAAAAGAAAGCTTCAAAGGCTAAAGCCAAAAAAGAGGAAAGTCCAGAAGATACCGGATCAAATAAAAAATCTTCTACTAAAAAGACCTCCTCTAAAAAGAAGCCGGCTAAGAAAAAGGTAACAAAGAAAAAAGTTACCAAAAAGAAAACCACTAAAGCTAAGGGTAAAAAGAAATCCACCCCCAAGGATGACTAATTACCCCTAACTGGTGGGATACTTTAACTAACCTGTAAAGGGCATATCTTTAAATAGTATGCCCTTTTTCAATTTTAATACTTTTCAAGATGGCTAAACAAGAGAAACATAAAAAAATATTTGGACTAAATAAATTACCCGCTAAGGGTTATATCAAAGCCCTGGAAGAACAGGTAAAGGAACTCAAGGTAGAAAGGGGTAAGGACCAATCATACATTGAAGAGTTAGAGGATAGGTTAAGGGTTATAAAAGAATTAACGCCTGAAGAACTAGAGTGTATTAAGAAAAATAATGAAGTGATTCGATTAAGAAGTATAAAGAATAAACTAGAAAAGGACCTAAAGAAGTCCAGGGACGAATATAAAGAATTATTAACTAAACATATACAACTTAAATTAAAATACGATGAAGAAACATCAAAATAGGTCAGCAAACCGTAGAAACCAAAGAAAAGCAAATGCTTTCAATAAAAAATTAAATTCTGGGTTCATTAAATTAACCGAGGAATTTGCATCAAAGTACTTTGAAATTGCTATGGATACAGATATCCCAAAACAAGAAAAAGAGGATAAATACTTTGTAGAGCTTTTTAATAATTTTGATAAAAGATGGAGATATTATGTAAGATACCTTTTACATAATAATCGTAAGGATATAACCCTAGAAGTTGATAAAAGACAATCAGTCTTAAATAGTTTTAATGAATTTGCTTTAGAGTATATGGAGAAAACCGAAAAAAGAGATACTCCAGAAAATGTTATAGAAAGATATGGCATAGAAAAGGTATCACTTGTACTTAATTCAATGGGTGTAAATACCCAGGCTAAAACCAAAGCAGGTTTACAAAAAAGAGTTGATGCTTTAAAACCCGATGATGTGACGGTTCTAATAAAGGGTTTACATGGTGAATTTTAATTTATTATATTTGAATAAATTAATAAATAGAAATTATGATTAAAGAATTTATTAGATATTTAGGTTATGGTGCTGTTACCTTATTCTATTTTACTAGTATATATGGCATGGTGCTATTTGTATTAGAGGTTAAAAATAAGGTTAATCTTTTAATGGTTTTAATAGGTATATTAATGTTATTAATACTTATAATCTCTATCATATTTATAGGTTATTGTATACTAGGTATAGTTGAATCCTCTTTAAATATATTTGATAAGGATGGTAAATTACCTATAGAAAAAATAAAAGATAAAATTCTTAATAAATAACAATCATGACCAGAATTAATTGTGGGATACCTCCAGCCGAATTAACAGACAAACACCTATTAGCTGAGCATAGGGAGATAAAACGTATACCTAATACTATAAAATCGGGTAAAGCTAAGGTGGAAAACATACCCAGAGTATTTACATTAGGTAAGGGGCACGTTAAATTCTTCTATGATAAGCTTTATTATTTACATATAAGGTATGTATTATTATATACTGAATGCATAAAGAGGGGTTTTAAAGTTACCTTTTATGGGGGTGCATTTGAAGGTTTACCTGACCACTTATATAGGGATTATTGTCCAACAACAGAAGATGAAAGAATCATCAGAGAGAGGATTAAATTGAGATTATCCGGTGTAAAATAATAATTTATATTTGTATAAATTAAATAAAAAATAAGAATGGTATTATTTGATAAATTAAGCCCAGCGCAAAAACAAATAATTGTTGATATATCCCGTATTCAATTATCCTCATTACGTAGAATATATAATAATGAGCATTTAACCGATGATGACCTGGTAATGTTATTTATTTATAATGATATTACTAAGGAGGATTTTATAGCCGAACTTGATATTAAAATCGCAAAAATAAATAATTTTATCAAGGACCCGGATTCTATTCAAAAAATGGATAAATACGAGCTATCAATATATAAGCATATACTTTTTCAAATCGAGGATAATTATAAGGATAGGTATCCTCAGGCACTATCCTCTATATGGGAAAGGTTATTTATTTTAACTGATTTTAAAATTGATTGGCCAATGGCCTTAAATTAAATTATTATGAAAAAAGGTGAGTGGGTAAAAACGGTATCCTCAAATATTAACCGTGTAAAGTATGACCAAGATAAACAGATATTATCTGTAGAATTTTTTAATCATATTATATATCATTATCATGATGTACCTGAAACAGAATATGCTATGCTTTTAGCAGCAGATTCAATTGGTTCTTATTTCGCAAGGAATATTAAAGACCAATTTGAATATACTAAAGAGGACTAAGCGATTTTTTCTGTATTTTTATTTATTAGTTAATTACACCTGAAAGACCCCAATAATATGGGGTCTTTCTCTGTTTATATGGTGTTCTTTTAATTATTATATTTGAATAAATTAATAAATAAAATAAATAGTTATGGCAAACATGAGTTATTGTAGATTCGAAAATACCCTATCTGATTTAAGGGATTGTTTAGAAGCATTCAAGGATATTAAACTTGATCCAGAATGCGAAGAAAATCAATTAAGTACAAGAGAATTAGGATCTCTTGTAGAGATGATAGATATCATGAGAGAATTCTCTGAGGAACTCATTGAAATAGATTTAGATCTAGAAGATGATATAACTAAAGAAGATTTAATAAAAGCATTACCTGGCATAGATGGAAAATATTAAAAAGAAAATAGCAGCTTTATTCAAGAAAGCAGAATCAGCAAAAGAGATAGATTCATTAGAAGAAGCCCAGGCCTTTATGGCTAAGGCCCAGGATTTACTAGCCAAATATAATCTAGAAAAATCCCAATTAGATTTAGATGATGAAACTATTAAAATAGAGCATGATGTATTCAACATGAGGGATAAATTTAAATGGCAAAAAACAGATGGTAATTGGTTAATTAGCCTTTATCATACTGTATCCATATTTAACTTTGGTAAAATTGTAAAACATAACATGTATGAATTTACTATCATCGGTGAGCAGGCCAATATAGATATGATAGATTATATGTGTAGCAATATAATCCCAAAAATAAAGGAGTTAAGATTAAAGGCTTGGAAAGAATATAATGGGCCAGATAAATCCAATGCTTTTAAAAGGGGTTATTATAAAGGGGCTGTTAGTGGTATCTATTTTAAACTAAGGGAAATAAGAGAACAGGCCAAAAAGGAATACTCGGGTATGTCATCTCTGGTTATATCACATAATAGAGCTATATCAGAAGAAGCTAGTAAACTATTTAATACCATAAGAACGGGTAAAGCCCGAAGTTATTCATCTGAATCCGGTAGAGAATTAGGTTTTAGGGATGGTAAAAACCTAAACCTAAATAAAGGGGTCTCGGGTAAAAGTAAAACAAGTAGAACTTTAAAATTAGGACAATGAGAAAGGTATTAGCTTGGTTAGCAATAACCAGTATAATAAGTTCAGGATATTTATTACAAAGGAATAGTTCTAGAGCTAGGCAGAAAGAATTAGAAGAGAATACAGTAGGACCCCCTAAACAAGAAACTACCTATCAAGAAATCAGGGGCTACAACTATAATGAAGGGGATGGTTATAAATCCTACTCTGACGAGGAGATAAGGATGTTAAGAGAAAAACAGTCCTTTAAAAGTGAAGGTAGTTATATTTATACACCTGGTAGGCATGTACCTACCAGAGAAGAGGAAATTGAAAGATACCTAGAAGATAACCCAGATTTAATAGAAGAGATTTATGAAAAATACCGAGACTAGTGATTGGGAGTTAAGATATTACTATAACTTTGGTAGAGATTATGATGTACTGGGTAATTATGGAAATAATAAGACTTTAGCATTTGGTATGCGTAAGGTAAAAGCTAGGGAATCAAATTTCCCCCTACAAAGCCTAAAAGTAATTGATAAGGGGAAAGAACAGAAGAAAATAAAAAAGTTTGGATTGGTATTATCCCGATTAGACATAACACCTATTAGGAAAAGATTTTATAAGGATCTTAATAAGAAGCCTAAGAAAAAGAAAAAGCCTAAAAAGGTTAATAATGGGCAATTAAGGCTATTCTAGTTCAAATTAGTTGTCAAACGGCTATTACGGTGAATTATTATAAAATATATTTGTATTATCAAATTAAAATAAATTATTAATTAAAACCATTTAGATTATGGCAACTGTTAAAAAAGTAAGTAGTAAAGCTAAAACGTCCAAAAGTACAAAAGCTAAAGTAGGTAATACCAAAAAGGTAACCAGAAAAAAGGTAAACAAAAAAGACCTTGATCAAAAGAATATCAAGGATACCGTTACCAAGGTAGTAGAGACCAAAAGGGAATTGAAATATGATTACCCAAACGAAATGAAGGATACTCTTAAAAGGAAAAAATTTCGCCAAAAAGTTAGAAATAAAATCAATTCCTTCCAATTGCATTTACTTAAATTGGATGAAAAATCCAAAGAATATAAAAAATTGGATAGGGAATATAAATCTTATAGGAAAGAGGTATTATTGGTACCTTAATCATATGGAAACTGTATTAGTATAAGGGGGTTGTATTTAATGGTATAATCCCCTTATTAATGTGTTATACCGGTGTTCTTTAATTTATTATATTTGAATAACTAATAAAATAAAAAAAAATATAGAAACTATGAGTAATTTAAATCACGGGGAAATTAAAGATTCCAACCTATTACAAGAACATAGGGATTTAGTTGAATCATATCTTAATAATGAAACTAAATTAGAACTAGAAGCTAAAAATAAGATACTAAAACTTTATGACCATTATTTACATAAAGATAATATCCGGTATTATATTAACCAACATGTTAAAGTACTTATAGTACATATAGCCCAAGGTCAAGTAAAGAAAGCTGCTAAATACTTTCCTAAAGGATACCTAGAGGATGAGAATACTATTTAATCTAAAACACATATAAAATGGAAAATCAAACTAATTCTTTAAATCAAAAAGCTACATTATTCTATGCAAGATATGCATTTAAAACACAAGGCCTTAAAAAAGTTAAGGTTCACTATGAGGGATTAATTGATAAATGCCCTGGTGATTTAAAACAAGGCTTAAAAGGTTTAGAGAATTTTAAATACATAAGGATATGGCAGAAGGCAATTTAAATTGGGATTATGAAGGTTCGCCAAGTGGGCTTAAAAATAAAGCTCAAGAAATATTAAACCTTGCAAAGAAAAAAGAACTAAATATACCTAAAGGGTATAAAGCTATATGGGTTGATGGTCCCCTTAGAGCCAAAATAAGGAAAATAGTAAAAGAATAATATGGAAAGTCTTGGCGAATATAAGAATGATATTTATATATTAGCCCAAAGGGTTAATGAATTTAGGGATTGGTGGGATAATAAAGTTAAATCACCAAATCGGATATCAGAAAGTCAATATGTTTCACTTTTAACTAAAATGGATTATTAATGGTGATACATGATGCTAACTATATAGATAGGAAAGAGTTCTTAAGTATGGGCTATAATCATAATATTATGTTTTTGTTTATATTCTATAATAATGAAATCCTAAATAAAAAACCATTCAATTTAGGCCCAGAATTAAATAGGGATTGGTTATATTCTAAAGAGTTTGAGGATAGGATAGACAACCTAGTAAAAAGGGGTTATATTAAAAAGGTATTCAAACCTTTCAAAAACCAATCTTACAAACTTTACTCAATTACACCTTATGGTTTAAAACAAGCAGAAAATGGCCTCAAAAATAAAATTTCAACCACAGCCTAAATTAGGGCCTCAACAACAGGTACTTTCCTTTATAGAGAAAAATTATAAAGGCCCTAAAAGAACACATCTCATTAACTATTATAAAAACAACCCTATATCATGAAAGATTTAAAACCCTGGGAAATTATAGGCTTAATATATATTGCCTATGCTATATTTTTATTTATGATAGCCTGGGCCTTAAGTAAGGATAAAAAACCTAAAAAAGGTGATAAAAGGTGAATTATTAATTTCTATATTTGAATAAATTAATAATAAATAAAAATAAGTAATTATGGAAAATTCAATTAAAACACCCTTTTGTTATCAAATCACCCAAGATATTATTTGGGAGTACATTGAACTGAAATATGGTATCTTAACCGTAGAAAATTCTTTAGGTATAAGCGATATATTTGATCTAGCCAAAAACCTGGAAGAAGATGTACCTCAAAATGATAGGGTTAAACGTAATATATTAATCCTTGCTTTATTTGAAAATCCTTGTAATGATTTAAAACTTAACGAGGTAATAATTGATTTAAGGAAACCAATAAATGATCAAATAAGTTGGAGTATAGCATCATATGAAAAAATTCTTTGGTTAAACTATATAAGTCAACCAGAAGGTTATTATGGGGAATTTAGCATTGAATTTCAGGAAACCGATATAAATCCCAGTATATTTGAAGAGGCCTTAGAAAAAGGTTTGATTAAACCGGGACCTAATTATTTAGATAAATATTGGGAAATAATGGAATGGTTCTTAAAACCAGTGTCATTTATAGATTGGGAATCTATAGAAAAAAGTAAAGGTGATACTTTCCTAGATGATGATCAGGTCATAGATATAGTTAAGCAATTAGACTTAGATAGGAAAACCTTAAGTACCCATAAATTAAATCAAATTAGAGTACAACTTATAAAAACATTATTATAATGGAACTAGAAAATTTTAAATTCAGAATTACAAGAGAAGCAATAAGAGATCTAAATGGTTTATTAGGGAGTCTAAGTGATTTAAGTGATACACTTGGCCTTACCGGAAATGAGGATATAATGGTAGAATTTAGAGATCGCCGGGGATTTAATGAAAGGCCTATTGTTATTATTTATGACCTATATGCAGGGTTAAGTGATTTCCCAACTGGAGAAGAAGCGGCCGGTATAAGGGATTACAGTTATGAGGACCTAATAGATGCTGGTATAGAAGATGGTAAGGCCATAAGGAAATTGATAGAAAAAGATTATATCGAGAAAGTAGACCCTGATGGGGAATTCCTGTTAGCGGTAAACGGTATATTCACCTTCCAAGATAAACCTAGCCCTAAATATATTTTAATTAGGGATAAAATACCTATGGATTCTTTACCCGGTATAGGTGAACAATGGGAACCTGTTTTAAGGTTATTGGATAAAGAGTTTAAGTATTCAATTATAAAAAATTATAAAGAGATTTGTCATAAAAATGAGGATCACTGTAAGACCAATCTAGAATTTGGATTTAAGGGATTAAGAACCCTAATATTTAAAAAATTGGGGATTTTATAATAATCCCTAAAAATTATAATATATTACAAAGGCTCTACACTAAGGGCCTTTGTTTGTTTATAGGCCTTAAACCCTTACAAATAAAGGCCTTATAATATATTATATTAAATCAAATCCTTTGGGCTTCCTAGAGCTCGACAAAAGAAGACAGTTGTTTATATAGTGAATTATTAATTACTATATTTGAATATAATTAATAAATAAAATAAAATGGAAAAACACCTAACATCTAATGAAATAAAATTAATAGGCTTATTAGTTCACTCTTCACAAAACCATGAGCTTATAGAAGAGCTTATCGAAGACTCTTGGGATGAAATGGAAATGGATATTCCCAAGGATTTTGATTACGTAGAAGAACTAGAACAACTTAAAAGGTTATTCCCAGACCCTGAAGAGAATGTGTTAGAATATTTAACTATAAAAAACAAATAATGGAAAACTCAAATTACACCTTCGAAGATTTCGAAAAAGAAAGAGAACACCTATTACAATATATTGAGGTAGTAGGTAAGAAAGCCCCCAGTAAAGAATTTTGTCAAATGTTCTTTAATAGAATTACTAAAGGCTGGGAATTATCCCAGGAAAAATGGAGGGGTGATTTAATAGATTACCATGCTTGGGGTTATGCTTTTTATGGTGATATAGATTATAATGGTGAAATCATAGCAAATTCCCTAAATATATGGCATTGGTTATCAGTTTATGGTATAAATGGAACTGACCCAGAGGAAGGTGTTTCTATAGAGATTACTTATAACCAGTATAGTTTCCTTTGGGATTTATTACAAAAGAACAAAACCTTTAATCAAGGGGTTATAGATAAGGCTCATACTATAAATAGGAATACTTCTGGATTAGAGAAAAAAGCCCAGGATAATATAGATATGATTAATAAATTGTTAGATTCATTAACCGAGTAATTATGAGAAAGTTATTTATATTAATGGTAGGCCTATTATTTATATCATGTGAGTATATTGGCCCTGGGGAAACAGAAAGGGGTTTTACTACTTATGTATGGTTTAACCCCGATAACCTTGAAAAAATAGATATATCTGCTTACCCGGATAGGGAGATATATACGGTAGAAAATGGTAATATGTTTAAAATAGGCTGGGAAATACAAGGAATAGATTACCATTTAAGGGTAGAATTTCCTGATGGTATTATAGATAAAGTAAACTTTACTGGTACCGATATAAGAAAAGGAGAAGAATATCCCAATGATTCAACATTTACCCAGGTACAACCTCAGGTAAATTTATTGGATACACAGGATGGTAAATATCTATTAATAATATATACAGATTGTTATAAATGTCAATAGAGATATATCAAATATTCGGCGGATTAGAGATTTTAATAATCCTAGTTTTATTATTAATGTTTTTAAAAGAATATCCAAAACTGAGATGAGAAAGAATACACTAGAACCTAATAAAAAAGCTATAAAATTATTAAACCATTATAGTAAGAAAAATGCTCTAGCTAAGGCTATATCTAAAAGAAAAGAGATGCCAAAAGGAACTATTGGGTACTTCTACTGGAAAGATGTAATTAAAATTATAAAAAAATGATTAGTAATATAAGTCCAGAAATAGAAGCAAAAGTATTATCCTGTGTAGATAATATAAAAAGAAAGAATATACCTAAAGTATTAGGTGTAACAACAGCTTTGGTTAACTATATATTTGCTAAACATAAGATCAAGAGAAAGCCTAATAAGTATGATAAATATGGTAGGCTAAAAGAAACACATAAAACAATATACCATTATGACAAAGATTAAGATGATCACAGTATTTGATCCACTATCAGGTAAAGATATTAATCTACCTTTACCAACTACTAAGTATGAATTGGTAAAGGCTACTATAAACGATATGAAAAAGGCTAACCCGGGTAAGGATATCAAAATAACCAGGGTTCAAGATGAGTTAATTTATGAGCCCGTGGACCCTAAAAATGAGTAATACCAGTGTTTTTTAATTTCTTATATTTGAATATAATTAATAAATAAAAAATAATGGAAAATTTTATTGTAGGCAAAACAGTATTAAAAGGCATAGATAAACAAACCTTCCAAGACGCAAAGAATTGGTTAGACCAACAAAATGGCTGCCCTTATGATATTGATGAACATGTATTAGATGCAGCTAATAATATATCACAAGAAACCGGTGAAACAGTAGTGGAAGTAATAGAATCATGGGCATATAGTTATAATGACCTAATGGCAGAGAAAGGTTTAAAAGAATTAAATAAACAATAGTTATAGTTATGGATAAAGGGATACTAAATGCAAAGCTTCTCCAAGATGGGAGATCATTCTGGACAACAGACAATGGGTTCACATTTAAAATGCAGGACCAAAAAGGTGAAATCTTAGAAGTAACAGAGGCTTATTATAAGAAAATGCTAACACTGTGGAGAAAGGAGCAAAAACAATATAAGAAGGCGGGTAAGATTTTGGATAAAACTCATAAAACTATCGAAAAAGGTTTTGAAAAAGCAGAGTCTGAAAGAGTTGAATTTGTAAAAGCTTTAAAGAAAGGTATACCAGTAAGACCCTTAGGGATAGGTTATGCACATACTGATTTACATGATAATGAGCTTAGGAGTATAGGTCATAAGGCTTCTCATTATTTACCAAAGGATGAGATTACAATAAACCTAAGAGCACTAGATGAAGAAGCCTTGGATGACCTTAAGTTTATATTAGAAGATCAACTAGGAATGAAACCAGATGACACCAACGAGAAGGCATTAGATGCTATTAATAACTATAAAGAACTATAAGATCATGAAACACATAAGAGTTAAACTAGCAGAGACAAAAACCCAGGTAAATATCCTAACAATAAAGGATAACAATAGTGTTTATCAAACTGTACTGGATAATCAAGAACTACAAAACCTAAAGGATGAGCTAAATATCAATAAGGCCGAATCAGAAGATAATCACCTATCACCTGTAAAAATTAGGGCCTTAGCAGAACTAAGAAAGGCATATAGACAATACGAAAACCATAAAAACCTAAGATATCTAGAATTAAAGGATAACTACCTTAAGATAGGACTAATCACCCAAGCGGATATAACAGAACTACTCCTAAAACAATAATAACAATGAAACAACCAGTAGAAATAAAGGTAATCAAAACCTTATACAAAGGTAACCAAAACCTAACACAAATAATGTTCACCAATCGCAATAAGGGAGGCATTATAAGTAAACAATCCTTAATCACCTTAGATGAGAAAGAACTACAATCACTTAAAAGCCAATTAAACGATAACGGTAAATCTAATAGATTAAGTTATACACCTAACCCTTGTAAAGGTGAAGCAGATAAAGAAGTTAACCAATGGATAAGCGTGGAAGATAGATTGCCAAATGGTGACACAGAATCCAATGAAACTGAAGTTGAAGTAATTGGTTATAATGAAAATTGGGTTCATCCAGATTTTAACCCCAATGGAACTAGAGTTTGTTGCATGGATGATTTTGGTTGGTATTCCGCTAGGTGGAATAATGAACATACTTTTTACAAAGATGTTAGTCCAGAAGAAGAGGATAATCCAACACATTGGAGACCAATACCAAAATCACCTAATCACCCAAAACACAAATAACAATGAATACAATAGAATTAAAAACCAACACACCTATAATAGGTAATCACCAACTAATTATCACAGACGAATGTGATAATGAAACCACCCACAACCTTAGTGACTATGAATTAGAACAACTAATCACCCAGGTATCAAACCTAACCAACAACCCAAAAACAAAAATAAATCTTTAAATAAATAAAACAATTATGAGAACACCAAGGCCAATAGGAACAACAAACATAGGGGCATCAATAAATAATAATCAAGATAACAACCTATTACAATTACATATAATAGATTCATATATCAATAGCAATTTCACTTACTGTAATAAGGCCATGAGCATAGAAGTATTTGCAAGGTATATAGGAATAGACAGACAGATGATATTAGAAAGGATTACTAATAAGGGTAAAGATCTATATCAAATGGTAGACCCAGAACAACAAGGTGATCAACTCAGGGCACTAATTGGAATCACTCTAGGAAATGCACTGACTGACCGTAGCTTAGCTCTAGAGCAGCATAGTATACTAGCTTCTGAGCAAGGGGGTGTATACAAACCTTTCATTTCCGGAGAGGTCAATAAGGCCCTAAAGCTAGTTATGGAATCCACATCCGGAATCCTTAATATCGCCAAATCGCTAGGGGGCAACCAAGGCCTTAATATAACTCTGAACAACCACAATGGCGATAACAACCAAGAGAACCATAATTACCTTACTGCCCATCAAGCATTAGAACTTATGCATCAGCAGGCTAAGTTAGAAGACGGCCCCTCGTTGCTGGAAGATCCATCCGCTAAGAAGGCCTTATTTGAAAAGTATAATATAGGGGCTACTCCTATTGTAAAGGCTAATGAACAACAAGGCCTTGATGATAGTCGAGAGGGCCTTAATTTTAAGGATCTGGCACAGTTATCAGATAGCAAGGTAGACCGGCCAGCTAAGGCTACACATATAGATAGAAGGGCTAGGGAGATTGAGATAGATCCTGATGAGGATCAGATATAGGGCCTTAAGTCCTTAATACATATTGAAAGTTTTGTTGGGGGTAAAGTACTCGTGGTAGGGCTCTGGGATTAATATCTTAGGGCCTTATTTATGTTGTTTTAGGGCCCCCAGCAAAGGTGCTTTACTTACGATCTTAGGGCCTTCAATGGTAGGGCCTTATTGTTGAGGTGATTTAGGGCCTTAATAGACTAGGGCCTTTAAGCAGTCTACGGCCGTAAAGGATAATCTGGTGTTTTATTAATTATTATATTTGTATTATAAATAAATAATTAAATAAATAGAAATTATGAAATCAATTACAGCAGATCAAATCCTTAAAAACACCTACACATTAGGCAAAGCATTTAGGGAATTACCAACTAACCTTATAAGTAAACTTTTATCAGATGACCTTAAAACACCTAGGGATTTAAATTCATTTAACCCCTGGAAAAACTATTTACCAAAAAGGACCTTTTTTCAAACAGAGGGTGATTTAAATGAGCTCTACCTTATGGCCATAAGGGATATGTTATCACCTTATGATTTGATTAATCCCAGGGTACCAGGTTTTATTAATCTGGTGGATTTTGCAATGGCATCCAGTGATATTATGGGTTATGAGGAATTTGAGAAACTAGAGGTAGTTCAGGATTGGAAACATGAATACCCTAATATGTTCAAGACACTATTGGTATGGGCTTGGGGTTAATTTATATAAGGCCTAGGATTATATCCTGGGCTTTGTTGTGTAAGGATACTGTGTTAGGGCCCAGGAGCAATGGGTGTATGTATATGGCTTGAGGGCCTTATAGAGGATTAACCTAAAGGCCTTAATACTCCTTCGACGGCCGTGGTAGTATTACTGGTGAACTTTAATAAATTATATTTGTATAAATAAATAAATAATTATATTATGGAAAATAAAAAAACACCTTATCATTATGCTTCAACCAAAACATATCCAAATGCCAAAGTGGGGGATATATTACATGCATCCTCTGGAGCACCAGGTTTTGGTAGAACAGAAAATAAAGTTACTGAAATAAAAGGTAATGAGATTTGGGCTATAGAGATATTTAATAATATCCAAATAATGGATCCAGATGACTGTTATTAACCAACACAATTAAATAAATAAATTATGTTAAGATTAAATAAGATACCAACTAACGTTATTATCATAGCCCTAGTCCTAATCGATTTATTAATCACATACATAATCATATTTGGAATCCCTACATTCTAAATATAACCTGGGCCCTTATCCCTACATAGGGCCCTCTTATAAAACATTACTATGGAAACATTATATAAGGTTACACTAATACTAAGACAATTACAATTCCGATCAATATTCCTAAAGGATTTAGATGATGAATTTGAGGATTTAAATGAAAACCTTTTAGATTTCGACATGAGTGTGTCAGATAGGGTAAAACATTTAGATAATTTCCATGATAAGTATTACAGGGATTACCTTGTATACCTACACAGTATGGACTTTAATGAGCAGGATATAGAAAATCTTAGATCATGAGAAAGGTATTTTACACGGAATCCGGCATAGGGCTAACATTGCTTAATATAGATTCCATTATCAGGCAAAGGATTATAAATAGGGACTACTACCCAAGATGTTTTTCAGAGATGGACAAAGAAGTCTTTAATAAGAAATATGTAGTTCCATATAAGACTACACTAGATAAATTAAAAGGTACACAAGGTTAGATTTCTATTGTTTATTTATTTGTTAGAGAAGGGGACCTTTTTGCTGGGGGCCCTTTTTTTGTGTTTTCCCACGAGCTAAGGCATTATTGAAAAGTTACCTAGAAGGCCCTATTACACAATAACCATAAAGCCTTTGAAGGCCTTCTGGCGCTTATAGCGAATCCCACCAGCTAAGGCGCTTTTAGCAAGTTCCTGACGGCACCCTAAAGGAGAAAAAGGGATAAATTTCTTAATAAATTTTATCTATGAAAATATTTTTTTCTATAAGAAAATGAAATAAAAAATATTTGTATGTAATACTAAAAGGACATATATTTGTAATGTAATTAATTAATAAACAAATAAATATTTTAACATTATGAAAAATTCAGTAAAAAATTCAGCAAAAAAAGTTTCTAATAAAAAAGAAACTGTAAAAGAAATTGACGTTACAAAATTAAGTAATGAACAATTATTAAATATAGATTTAGATAAAGTAAATCTATACGACTTATTAGAAAATAATCCCGATCTAAAACCAAAATTAAAAGGGAATAAAGGCAGTAAAGAAAAAATGTATAAAGATACTGCTAAAAAAGAAAATGAAAGCGACAAAAATTTTCGCAGACGTATAAGAAATACAAGAAATACTTTTGTAGAAAATATTCTTTTATTGTTTCAAAATAAAAATGATAAAGAATTAAAAGAACAAATAAATTCTTTTGAAGATTTTTATTTTGAAACATATACAAAGAACGATTTTAGTTTAGAATCAATTTGTAGATTAAATTCTGATGAAGCAACCAAAGCAAAAATAAAATTATTCTTTCATATATTAAAAATGAATAAGACTAAATAATTTTAGAGGGGGGCAATTAATTTTGTCCCCCATCTTTTTTTATCTTTTTTTTATATTATTACATACCGAGTGCCCGTTTTACTACCACAACTTTTTACGCATGAGATAAGGGGAGTTAGGGCCCTAAACACACAACAACAATGACAACACAACAAATACAACAACGTATATATAGACTACATGATAAAGCTTGGGACTTATATGATAAAAGGCACCAAGACCTTTTTTGGTCTATACCCTGGAGAAGATATTGGGTAGTAATTGAATACTATCAAGGAAAAATAAGAGAGCGATATAAACACTTAAGATAACACATCATGAAAAAAGAACAAATTGAAAGTTTAGCCATCGAAGAATTAGAAGATGATGGAAATGTATCCGGACTAGATATAGATATATGGGTAAAAGGATTCGAAAAAGCCCAGGGGATATATAATGTAGAGTGGGCTAAAAGAATAACAAGGCAAAGAGTTTTAGTATCTACTTTATCACAACTTTGTACTAAGGCCCCAGACTTACCTACTTTTGCTTCCCATAATAAGGTTATAAAACAAACACTTAAAAAGGCAGCCAGAACTTATGAGAAAATCAAAGCTGACCCCCTTTATATACCTAGGCAGGGTGATACAGTGCCTAATAAAGGGTTATATGAATTTATAAATAAGTATTCATTCTGGGTTTACAGAGAAGAAAAAAGAAAATAAGTATGGGAAAGAAACCAACTAAATTTAGTTTTAAGAAACATGCCCCAACTGGTAGGTACCGAAGTTTTGAAAACAGCTACTGGGATATAAAGATAAAAGGTAGACAAGTAGGAAATATATGGGAAAAGGATTATGGGACTTATTTTAGGATAGGACTAATGGTTAAGAAAGGTGATGGTTTTAAATTTATCTATCTTAAAGCCAAACCTAAAACCATAGAAAAGGCTAAGGATTTCCTTAATAGAAATTTCGATAGGATATTAGAAAGATACGACTTACATTACCAACCTAAAGAATAAAAAAATAACATTATGATAACATTTTCAACAGACCTAATATGGTCACAACCAAATCCCTACCCGGGTAAGAATATAGATAAGACTCCACCAATGCCTAAACAAAGTAAAAAGGAATCTAAAGAGGAACTTGAGAAAAAATTATTTATTACCTGTAAGTATGCGGTGGATATTTCTAAGAAAGTATCTGAGCCTATAACTATGGAAGTTTCCCATAGATATATTGATTATATTACTATCATTGTATACCCTAATCAAAGGCCAGAGGATTTACATAAGATAATATTACTAACCAGGGAAATAAAAGAACTTAAAAATGAAAAATTATGAAAATTAAAACTATTACATCACTACTTTGGGCTAATGATGGTAGTGAAGATTATCACGATAAAAAGGTTAATCGGTTCATAGGTTCACTTAACCCCCATGCTATAGAGAATATAAATACAACCACAACTGGGGCCGGAACTTCCCACAATATTAGATTTTTAATCACAACAACAATAACTTACAGATAACCATGGAAGAAGGAGTAAATTACCTAATCACAACAGATGATTGGTTTATGGGCCCAAATGGGAAACAATACAAAGCAGTATGGGGCCCAGTAGAAATATTACAGGATAATGAAATTCTGGGTATTAAAACCAATGCTCGTAGTAGTAATTGGTATGCAAAAGTGGGTTACTTTAATGACCATATTATAGTAGCTGGTTGTCAGATACACTATGCTGCTAGATGTAACCAAGAACCTAAATTGGAAAACGATAATAATTGGGAATTTCACCAAGGGCAGAAAATAGATTTTGAAATCAAGAATAAGGTATATATTACCCAAAATAAAAACTTTTAATTATGGACTTATTAAAAAAAGGGGAAAACCCAAAAGATATAACATTTATTACCACCTGTGGTTGTGGTACTAAGTTTAAATATAATAACAAAGAGATAATCTCTGACCAAAGGGATGGGGATTATATTATATGCCCCTTATGTAAATCTGGTATAATACATAAGGAAGAAAACAAGGTAATCAAAAAACCCATTTGGTCGCCAGCATTGAGCACATTACCACCCAAGCTTTTTATAGATGGTATTAGTGAAAATGATAAAGAACATTTTAGGGAGATGTACTTTGGGAATTTTAAACCCATTAAAGATGTTCCCTTTATTGTAAGTTGTTACGATCCTACTAGCCCTAATGAAAAAGATTATAGTGTTATGCAAATAACCCATAGAGGTGAAAATGGTAAAGTATTCCATTTAGGCGAGTACCGAACCCAAGATAGAAAAGATTTTAAGGAGGTGGTGGATAACTTAAAAAAATTCTTTACACCACTTAATTCAAAATGGTTAACCGAAAAATAATATATTATGAAAATAGTAATTAGGGTTTTATTAACTTTAATAGGCATGGCCTTAATAGGGTTAATTATAGCCTTTATGGGTTGGCTTACAAATAATCATGGAGAACTAGTTGGACAAATAATGATTACTATCGTAGTGCTTATAGTGTTCAGTGTATTCTTTTATTTAATATATAGTTTAATAAAAAAAATATTTTAATTATGAAAACAAGTTTAGGAATTATCGAGATTTTAGGGATTGCATTTGTTATACTAAAACTAATGGGTTATATAGATTGGTCCTGGTGGTTAGTAACCCTTCCCTTATATGGGCCCTTAGCCTTATTATTTATTGTAACCATACTGGTACCTTTAATAGCTTATCCTTTTAGGCGTAAGAAGATAAAGGAATTAGAGAAAAGGATGGCTGAGTATAATGAAAGAAGGTCCCAATCTCCAAGGTTTAAATCCAGGTTTCAGAAGAGATTGGAGGAATTAGAAAGAGAAAGAAACCTTAAAAATAAATAACCATGCATACCATACAAATAGTAATCATATGTTTATTTGGTATGCTTATATTGTGGAAAATATTTGAACCACCAACACATTAATATTATGAAAATAGAAGATTTAGAACCAGAGGTATTAAATTTTGCATTAGCCATGCAAAATGAATTAAATAATAATAAACAAAATAAAGGAGAAGGCTGGCGAGAGTGGAAAGATATAAACGCTATGTGGGCAGAAATAATATACCATCAAGGTAAATTAATTAAGGCCATGATAGATGGGGATAAGAAATTAATAATAGAGCACATAGCCGACTGTGCTAATTTCTATATGTTCATAGGGAATGCTTTAGAGGTATATACTCGTAAAATTTATATTGAGGGAGTATTGGATTTAAAATCTATATTAAGGGATAATCCTAATAAAGGTATCAGATTTAGTAAAAAGGGGGTTAATTATGATAATTATATTACTTTTTTACTTACAGAAAAAGATGGAAAAATATATTTACATTATGAAGGTACTCCCTACTTTATTCATAAAACCAGGGGTTTTAGTAATACTGATGTAGATGGTATTTGTAGGGCTATATATGAACCCGGTTTATATTATTTAAAAACCTAATAAATTGAGAAAGTATAAAATCACATTGGACTCAGGGTCTATTTTTATAAAGTACAAAGAGTATAAAAATAATAAACGGGTGGTATATTATATACCCGAGTTAATTAAAGCTAGAGATTTATATAAACTTACCCCACGTTTAAATAATATTATTCATGGTAGTAATTTTTGGCCGATGACCCGTAAAGAGTTTGGTGATTTTAGGAAACATGTAAAAGCTAAAACCCTATATATAACACAGGTATGAAACATAAGATAGTAAAACTTAATACTGGTACCAGATTCCTTAAAATAAAAAGGATTCATAATCCTAAAAAAAGCCCGCCTAAGTATTTCTACCAATTAATTACTATAACCCCAAAAGACAGGAGTAAACTAAATATTGGTGAATTAAGGGAAATTACAGATATTGATGATCCTATAAGCGAGAAAAGATTTAATCATATAGTTGAAAGACTTAAAGCAAATATAAAAGATGTTGAGTAATAAGGAATTTATTATAGAACTTGAGAGTGGTTCTATATTTACAAGGAAAAATGTAAATGGCGAAAATATTTACCGTATGATAAGTATTACCGCTAATGATTTAGCTAAGTTAAACCAGTATAATAAAGAGGTTATTATGCGGGACAGTATAAGCTATAATCAATTTGATAACCTTAAGAAAAGATTAGGTACAAAAAATAAGAAAATAGAAACCTTTAGGTCAGAACTTGAATTTGGTAATTATAAACCCTGGTCTATAGCCGAGGTATTCTTACTTGGTAATGTATTTAATGATAGCGTATATGCTAAAGGTTTTAATGAGAAATATCGAGCATTTGAACATTTGCATAGAAAATATTTCCCAAATATAGCTAGGACAAATGAACAAGTTAGAGAAAAAATTAAACTAATAAATAAAAATATAGGTAAACCAAGTGATAATAGTAAATCTGGTTATAACCTACCTTTAATGGATATTATAGAAACGCTTAGAGAAAATAATTTAATCGGTTTTCATATAACCCGGGATAGATATGAAAAGGGTGTTTTACATATAGAAGTAGAAGGGGTTATTAAAAAATGTAGAATAAGGGTTACCGATATTATTTTAGAAATAAATAATAAAATAATAACGAATATTGCTATTAATAATAATATTAGGGAAATAATCGAAGAAATTAAAGACTATGAAAAATAATATTGTAAATCAGTTGCATCCAATAGATGCCGAGCCAGTAGAATTAAAAGATATAGATATATCATACCCAATATTAAGTAGGTATAAACTTAAAGAAGCTATTGCTGAGATTAATAGGAAGGATTGGGATATTAATTCAGAAAATCAGGCTATAAAATATAGAAAAATGATGGGGGCTATATTTAACACTTTTAAAAGAAAACCACGGGTTTTTGATAATAGGGATTTTTATTTACCAGAAATTAAATTCAAACACAAGGTAAAATGGTAAAGAAGGAAAATATCATGACATTAACTTTTAAAGGGTCACAAATAAAAACCTTTAATAGCTTAATTAATAAACTATCTAATAAAACAGTTGGCTTTAATAAAATAACAACACTAACTGATACTGAAGAATCATTATTAGATAAAATTAATAAAGAACTTAATAAAAAGAAAGATGACTAAAACTAGAAGGCGTAAATTAAAAATATTAGGCGTATGTGGGGGTAATGGGGTAATTCTCCACCCCCTACGTAGGTACGTCATAGGAAATATAGAAGATAGGGGGGTATTTAAAACCCCCAAGAATTTACAATGGTACACTAATTTCAAGGTACCATTTGTTGATGATGTAATGGTTGCTGGTTTTTTATTTAAAAAGGTAGACATAGTAATAGGGGCACCCAATTGTGGTAGTTCTTCTATACTGGGTTTTACTGGTAATAAGAAAAGAAAAAACCCTACTGATGATCCATCCATGAAGATGTATTTTGAAACAGTTTTGAAATATAATCCTAAGATATGGATAATGGAAAACCTACCAGCTTTGTTAAACCATATAACCATGCAGGACTTTAAGGAAAAATTTCCAGATTATCTTTTCGTTTTTCATACAATGAGTATGGCTGAATTAGGTAATTCCCAGAAAACCCGTAAAAGGTTAGTGATTGTAGCTTTACATAAATCACTACCAGCAGAAGTATATATGGCCTTTTCACAGGTAGAACCCCAGGCTGAGCCTAAAAGGATTAAGGATTTAATTGGCGATTTGGAAAAGGATAATCCTAAGTTAGCAAATGTAAGAGAACCTGGTAAGTATAAAATTAAAATGGGTAAGAAAGCTTATTCTATGAACGATATAAAGGTTACATGGGATGAAAATCTTAAAGGTAAGAAATATTGGCCCATGGATTTTGAAAAGAAGGATTCACCTTATATACCAGGAGTTTATAGGTTGTTACCGGAAAATTTCCCACAAACAGTTAGGCAAGATGCTAGGCAATTTAGACCAGATGGAAAACCTATGTCCCCAAGGGAATTAGCCAGGATTCAAGGTATACCAGATAAATTTAAATTATATGTACCAGAAGAAGTTACCCATGGTAAAAAACCTAGTTATTATATAAATAGAGCTAGGATAACAGTAGCTAAGGGAGCTCCGTATGAATTAGGTTTATGGGTTAAAGAAAAGATAAAGGTTGCTAGAAAATTTCTTTAATGACCATAAAAAAGCCCGGTAGTCCCGGGCTTAATTGTGTTTATACCCTATGAAAGGATATTTTGTAATTATCTATAATATTAATATTAACGGGTGTTGGCCCATTTTTCCGAGGATTAATTATGGGTTCTATAATTAATAAATACTCAGGTATAACTTCACCCTCTTTTACTTTATCAAATTCCATTGATAAACAGTGGTACTCTCTATTATCAAAAACATTAAAACCATATTCTGGGTTTATATCTATAGGTATTATCTTACTAAATATAATACTGAGTAATTCTGGTGGGCTAGTCTTTATAAAAGAATTTGATATAATAACTTTCCCTCTATTGAAATTAAAGAAATCTGTTTGACCTTTAATATTAAAATTTTTAATAAATTCTGATTGCTCCATAATAATTAATTTTTAATGTGTATCTTCTAAATCACCAATATCCCCACGGCTATCATTATATTCTTTTTCCCAATCCTTATAATGATAGTTAAGTAAAGCCAACGCACCAGATTCCCAACTAGTAAGTTTCTTTTTATTGTTTAACATTAGCCTAAACCATAATAAATAATCTATAGGTATATCTTGGAATCTTTCCCCTGAATGTTTGCCATATTTCATAAAACTTTTAAGTGTAACCTTTTCCATAATAACATAAATAAAAGGCCCCTTAATTAAAAGAGGCCTTGACTTAAAAATAAACCTAACCTAAAGATGATTAATAACCATCTTTAATCCTTCTATAATTTTCTTCGTTCTTAGCCATATAAGCATTAGCAATATCTGAACCAGTGAATCCAGCTGATACAACAAAATTCATAAAGAAATGAAAAGCATCGACCATTTCCATAAGTAATTCTTGTCTATCTCCCTTTGATAAATCTAATGGGCTCATAGTTATAGCTTCTTCATTTTTTGTTTTCCAAGGTTTCCATGCTGCATTACCTATACCATCTTTGATTCCTCCTAATGCATCAAACATTTCTGAAAATTCATCCTCAATAGCATGTTTATTCATGAACCAGAATTTAGCTATATCCTGTATAGACATATCTTTGAATTTATAACCATAACCCGATTCTTGTAACTCTTTTTGCATTTGGAAGATCTTATCGAATTGGTCATATTTATTTTGATCAATCTTTAAGTCTTTACAACTATTATCTGTGTTTGCCATAATATATTTGTTTGATAACTAATAGTATACAAAAGAAATGGGATACCCGTCCATTGGTACCCCATCTTTTTCAATACTAATCAAAGTTTGTTAGCTATAAGACAACTTCATTTATTAATAGTATATTCCTTTAGGTCACTCACAGTGACCAGTGATAACTTTGATATTAAGGATATAATGATAAATTGTTAGATTAACATATTGATGGGTCTAGTGATATAAACCAGATATAGTATACCACAGGTACTATTTTAAATTGCTTACAATATTTAAGCTATTGTTGGGAATTTAAAATAACCCTCTAATACCTTTAACCTTATGACAAAAATTAATACATACCTTTTGGTGATAATAGGTATATTATTATTAATATTATCTTTCGAAACCTGTAATAGGGAAAAGGCAACCCCAGAAAATATTTATAATACCTACCAAACAGATACATCTTATATTGATGAAAAATATTCTGGTATAGAAAAAAGGATTGATAAGATTATAAAAGACCTTAAAAAAACACCTCCTAAAGAAATATATTACTATCAAACACCAAACCCAGAAAAAGTGGTAATTGAAAAAATACCAGACTCATTATTAGTATACATAGATAGTTTAGAAAACCTGGTAAAAATATCAGATAAATATATTAAGAATTATCCAACAGCAGATAAATTAATAGATTTTGAACTTAATAAAAACCTATTAGATATAACATCATTAAATATTGAAGGTAATACCAAAAGGCAGAAATACCCTTTGGATTTAAATAAATTTAATTATTACTGGTACAATAATACCTTGAATTATGAGATCAGAGACAAACCTTATGTGGAGCCTACTAAAAATATATGGAATCAGTTATATATTAATGGTGGCTTTGACCTATTAAATCAGGCTCCTAAAGCTGGTTTAGATTATTCATTACGTCTTAAAAGGTTTAGAATCCAAACTGAAGCTTCAACACTATTTTTACCAACCGGTGCTAAATTATATGGTGAAGTAACATTAGGGTACAGACTATTAAGATAAAAGGGATATAAATGGCTAAGAAAGTAGAAGATAATCTAGATAGGCCTTTAACAACTAAAGAATTTGAGGAATTAAGAAAGGCTAAAATAGATCCTTTCTTTTTTTCTTTGTTTATATACGTTATACACCCGTTAAAGGGTAAGGTTAAATTCTTACTCTATGAATACCAAAAAAGGGTACTATACCACTTCTTAAACGATCAATTCAATATAATCCTTAAGTTCAGACAAGCTGGGATTACAGAGTTGATATCCATGTACTGTTTATGGTTAGCAATGTTCCACCCTAATAAGAACATTGTAATTATATCAATTAAGGATAGGGTAGCTAAAAAGGTACTAAGGAAGATTAAGTACATGTACAAAAACCTACCAGATCACCTTAAAATTCCGGTAGTAAATGGGCGTACTGGTGAATATGGTACAGCTACAGATATGGAATTTTCCAATGGTTCCATAATATCATCAGTACCTACTACAGAAGACGCCGGTCGTTCAGAAGCTGTAACATTATTAGTAATTGATGAAGCTGCAATAGTTAGATGGGCTAACCAAATATGGGCAGCGGCTTTTCCTACTTTATCAACGGGGGGTTCAGCTATAGTAAATTCTACCCCATATGGTATTGGTAATTGGTATCATAGCCAATGGGTAGATGCAGTGGCTAATGGTAATAATTTTAATGCTATACGTTTAAAATGGCATATGCATCCCGAAAGGGATATTAATTGGTATACTAAGATGGCTAATTCCTTGGGTAAACGTAGAACAGCCCAGGAAATAGATGGTGACTTTTTAAGTTCTGGATTTAATGTATTTGATTTAGATGATATTAAGGCTATTGAGGATTTATTAATTGAGCAAAGGGTAGTAGAGACAAGATTCAATGGTCAACTTAAAATATTTGAGAAGGCTAAGAAAGGTACATACTATTATATTGGGGCCGATATAGCTACGGGGAGATCACAAGATTACTCAGCCTTTAGTATAATGGATAGATTCGGTGATGAAGTAGCTTGTTTTAAAGGTAAAATATCTGTTGATAGATTTGCTGACCTCCTGGTTGAAATGGGTAAAAAATATAATAATGCTATTTTAGCCCCAGAAGGAAATGATATAGGTTTAGCTGTAATTAGTTTAATACAAAAACAAAATTATAAAAACCTTTACTATAGTACTAAGATTTTAAGGAAAAAAGGAAAGAAAAGACCTGAAACTGAAGAAATACCAGGTTGGTTAACCACTAGTAAAAATAGGCCAGTGATTATAGATGAACTTGAACAGGATATAAGGAATGAGGATGTTTATATAAAAGACCCATATTTTGTTCAAGAAGCCTACACCTTTATTTATGATGCATCAAATAGGCCTGTTGCTTTAGGTAAGGGTAGGAAAGGAAAAGGTGATGAAGACCCAGATGCACAAGTTTTCCATGATGATTCTATTATGGCTAAGGCTATAACCAACTTTATTAGAAAAGGTAAACATAAATCAATAATGGTAGCACCACAATAATATGAAATTCAATTTATTTGGGAGTAAATTAAGAACACCCCGGGAAAAACCAATACCATCTAAGAGTAAACCAGAAGATGCTACTAAGGATAATACTAAAGTAGCACCACCTGGTAGGATATCATCACCTAATGATGGTACTGATTTTAATAATATTTTTTATCAATTTAAAAATAAGAAAATATTAAGCCCTTTAAAGTACTTAGAATTAGTACCACATATAAGGTCAGCATACAAGGTCAATGAGGACCTTGGTTCTGTGTTATTTGATTTAGTTCAATTAACAAATACTGGCCATAAAATATCTTTCGACCAGGATGTCAACCCAAAGTTAGCAGACAAGATGCGTGACCATTTAAAAGCAAGGTCAAAAGAATGGGGTTATGGCACAGCCGGTATGGAAGGTATTATAAATAAATGGATAGCCCAAATATGGGTAGGTGGAGCTTTATCATTTGAATCAGCACCTGACAGAAGATTAACAAAGGTTGAATCAGTTTTTATGGTTAACCCAGAAACTATCAGGTTTGGGCGTAATAATAAAGGTCAATATGAAACCTACCAAAAAGTAAATGGTTGGAAAAAACCAGGTGATGAATTAATTAAACTAAACACTAACACCTTTACCTATGTTGGTTTATGGGGCGATGAGGATTTACCATATGGAATACCCCCTTTAATTACTGCTTTAAGTTCTTTAGCAACTCAAGCTGACATGAAAACTAATATAAACCATATATTAAAACAATTAGGTTTATTGGGTTACTTAGAAGTTATGTTAGATAAACCTGACCAATTAGCTAATGAAAGTGAAAGTAAATATAAAGATAGATTAAATGGGTTATTAATTGAGGCTAAGAAAAATACCAAAGCAGGTTTCTTGGATGGTGTAGTAGTTGGTTACCGAGAAGATCATGAATTTAACTTTAACTCAACTACTAAAAATCTTGCAGGTGTAAATGATGTATTCAACCTTAATGAAAATCAATTAGCTAATGGTTTGAAAAGTCCAGCTGCATTCCTAGGTTTAGACCAAAAAGGTGGTGAAGGCCAACTAGGTATAGTATTTACCAAAATGTTATCCCAATTAAAAAATGTACAACAAATATTATCATTTGGGTTAGCCAGGTTATACCAATTAGAACTTGATCTAGCGGGTTATAATTATAATGGTAATATTATGGTAGAGTTTAAAACTTCTACTATATCTGATGATCTTAAACTATGGCAGGGTAGGGAAATTAAACAAAGGGTATTACATGCTTTATGGGTTGACCGTATTATTTCATCTGAGAAATATGCTGAAGAGATGGATCAACAAAAACCCCATAAAGTTATTGAGCCACCAGAACCTGGTCAAACTGCAGGAGCTGATTCTGTTAAAAAAGAAGAAAGGGAAAAGAAAAAAGATGAATCAGATAGAAGATCAAGGGATAAATCAAACCCACAACCAAAAAGAAAAGATAGATCAACTAAAACCCGTTAAATATGAAAATAGATAAACAAAATTTAACTGGGGAAATAACCCTTAATGCTGGGCATTCAATAATAGTGGGGCATAAACCTATTGATGTACCTACAGAAAGCTTTAAAGAAAGGATAGAAAATAAACCAAATATAGATATACTTAGTTTTGGTTTATTTGAAACGGCTAGTCCTAATTATACTACCTATTATCCTGAAGTTACTGCTGATGATTTAGACCCAAAAGAAGAGGAATTTATTTACCCAATATTTAGAATGCTTTCTGAAACAATAGTTTCTAAGGGTGCTCCAATTGATTTTTCAAAGAAAAATGTACTAAAGAAATCAATGGGTATGTTATTAGGTCAAACTATAAATATTGATCATGAGTTTGCAGTTGGTAATGCTATTGGTGCAGTAAAAGAAGTATTTTGGCAAAAATCTTATAAAGATGGTGATATAGTAGTACCTGCTGGGATAAATGCTGTAATGATGATAGATGGTAAATCTAATCCCCGTATAGCTAGGGGTATAAACATGAATCCACCTTCTATTCATTCTAATAGCGTAACTGTTAGATTCAAATGGGAACCCTCACATGAATTTGAGGATCAAAATGAATTTTATTGGAAAGTTGGTACTTACGATGAGGATGGTAAATTAATAAGATTGATAGTAACAGAAATAACCTCATACCATGAAACTTCTTTGGTATCACATGGGGCTGATGCCTTTGCCCAAAAAATTGGTGAAGATGGTAAGATAGTAAACCCCAAATATGCTAGTAAAGTATATAGCTTTGCTGTTGATAAACCTATAACAGGTATATTCCAATTAGATTATAAAAGCCAAAACTTAAATTTCATGGCTGATTCAATACCTGATAGTATTAATAATAACCATAATAAAAACAATAACCTTGAAAATATGGATAAAATCTTAGATGAGTTAAACTCACAGTTTGGTTTTGAAGGTGACAAAAAACTTACCAAAGAAAATTTGGTATCTTCTTTAAAAACCAATTTTGACACTGTACAGGGCCAAAAAGATAAATTGGAAACCGAGGTACAAACACTTAAGGATGAAAAAGCTGATTTACAAAATAGCTTAGATGATTCTGAAAAAGAAGTTGAAAAACTTAAGGGTTATAAAGATCAGTCAGATAAAATTGACAAGCTTACTTCAGATGTAAGAGCAGAAGCACTTAAACATTATAAATTAGCTAAAGGTAAAGATGCAGATGAGGGTATCATTAACCTTATTAATACTGCTAACCTAGAAACTGCTAAATCATTACTTAATGATTACAGTAAAGAAAGTGATTCTAAATTTGCGGCTACATGTAACAAATGCGGTTCAGATGACGTAAGCCGGGCATCAGCTAAGACTACATCAAATACTGGTGGTGATGAAGGTGATGATACACCTGTATCTGGTGGTAAGGATTCTGAAGTTAAGAAATCTCTTACCATGAAAAAAAGAAGAAAAAGCCGATTTTATTTAGGTGAATCTGATAATAATTAATACTAATCATAAACTAGGATATAAAGATGGCATTTGATCAATTCGGGGAAACTACTAAAACCCTATTATTAAAAACTCAATCCCATAAGCTTTCACATGCTTTTGATGTAGCAGCTGGGGCAGAAGTAAAAATTGGACAACCAGTTAAACTTAATACAACTGGTGATATTTTACCAGCAGCAGCTGGGGAATTAAGTAGAAACATCATAGGATACGCTATACAAAATGGTAAGGCTAATGATACCGTAACAATTGTTATGAAAGCACATGTTATAATCTTCGCTAAACCTAATGCTGCTTTAGCTTCCGGGCCAGTTGCATACGGTGGTACTAATGATGAAGAAGAAGCATACATGTCTTTTCAGGCTGGGGCTACAGATACTGAAGATATTGTTGGTTGGGCTTTAGATGCAGCCGGAGCTGGTGATGAGGAAATCAGAGTAGCATTATTATAAAAACAAAGTATAACTATAATATAATTTAGACAATGAACATTGATAAATATTTAGAATCACAGTTCAGTGGTAAGGTTAAAGGCCTTACCAAGTTGGCTGAGAATATCAGAACTGATAAGGAATCTCCTCAAGATGTTACATTTGATGAGGTACTTAAAGAAAAATTTGATACTACATTAGAATCATTCTTGGATGATATAGGTATTGACCCAATGATAGATACTATCAGTAACATCATGTCAACTCCTGATGATGATGTTAAATGGGTAGTACCAGAATTAATTAGGTCAGCAATAAGACTTGGTTTAAGAGATGCCCCAATTTGGCCAACTATAACTTCTTCTGAGCAAGATATCTCACAGAAATCCATTACAATGCCATATATAAATATGTCTGATGCCGCTCCTAGGAAAGTTAATGAAGGTGAAACTATCCCATTAGGGTCTATCAGTTATGGGGATAAATCAGTTAAAGCCTTCAAGATTGGTAGGGGTATTAAAATTACATACGAAGTAAGACAGTATGTTTCACTTGACGTAATTTCTATATTTTTCCAGGATTTTGGTATTAAACTAGGACAATCCCTTGATACATTGGCTATAGATGTACTTATCAATGGTGATCAAGCAGATGGGTCTGCTTCAGCTCCTGTAATTGGTGTAGGTACAGCTAATAGTAAAGAATACAAGGATTTACTTAAAGTTTGGATTAGAGCCGGTAGGTTGGGTAGAAATCTTACTACCTTGATTGGTGGGGAAGAAGCTGCCCTGGAAACACTCGATATGGATGAGTTCAAAAAGAGAGAGAGTGGTACTACTAAAGCCAACTTAAATCTTAGAACACCAGTTCCTCGTAATGCTGATTACTTTGTACATGGTAATGTACCAGCTGATCAAGAAATTATGTTAGACCCTAGATTTGCTTTAGTAAAATATAATGTTCAACCATTATTAATTGAATCAGATAAGATTGTATCTAACCAAACCGAGGAATTTTATGCATCATTAACTTTAGGTTTCGGTAAATTATTTAGGGATGCGGCTGTGGTATTAGATAAATCAGTAGCTTTTGCAGATAATGGTTTCCCAGCTTATATGGATAAAGACCCTTATCAAGACGTTAAAATTGAAGATTAATTTTATATAGTTATACTTATAAGCCATAGGAAAAATACTCTTATGGCTTATTTTGTTTAACTACTATTATCATATAACTATTTAAAAAACATTATTATGGCAAACGACAGATATTTTGCTTTAGGTAAAAAAGCTTCTTTATTTTATGACCCAAGTACGGGGTTAAAATTATTACCCGGTATGGCTGTTAAACAAACTGCTAAACTTAAGAGATCTAAAAAAATATCGGTGGCTTTAAAGGGAGGCCATTTAGAATATATCGATTCAGGTGAAAAAGAAAACTACAAAATTGTAAGTTTAGAAAATGAAACCAAAAAAGATGATTCTAAAAAAGAAAAAGAGGATGAACCAAAACCCGGGGAAGAAGGTTTTGATACCAAAGAACCTGAGGATGGTTGGGATAAAGATTCTTTAGATAAACATTTAAAACCTCACTTATATAATCTTGCCATCCATTACGGTACAGAAGTAGAAGAGAAGGAATTAAAGAAATATTCTAAAGATGAATTAGTAGAAGAAATCCTTGATATACTTGAAGAAGAGTAATAATTAAAAAAAACCAATTCCATGGCGAAACCAATAGCATACTTTGGTTATTCCAGGGAAGGTAAAACAATTACTTTCAACAACCTATCTTACAATGCTCCCACCTCATTCAGGTGGGAGTTTGGTGATGGGACACCTGGAATAAACGAAAAAAATCCAGTAAAAACATTTAATGAAGATGGTTTTTACAAAATAAGTTTAATAGCTTCTAATGATGAAGGGGATTCTGAACCCTTATCTATCGTAATAAATATTAGTGATCAAAATACATTAGGACAACCTATAATGGAATTGATAAATAATATATTACCACCAGTTATTAGCGATGATTCTAGTAATGATTCCCGATTAAATAGTATAAACTATTGGCAGAGTTATCTACAACCACTTGTAGAAGACCCAGTGCCAGTTAGTTTAGAAGATACACATAATGAAGCTAAGTGGCCTACATTAGTTAATAATTTAATTGCTAATTTAGTAGCTAGAGATTTAATTTTAAAAGGTTCTATGAAATTCCTAAGTCAAATAGGTGAAGGTACACAATCTTCTAATGATGAAAATATTAAAGCGCAAGTAAAATCTATAGAGACTGGGCCAGGTAAAACTGAATGGTATGAAAAAGGTTCTGGTAGAGCTTTAAGTGAACAAATGAAGGATTTAGCTAATGCCTATAAAATAATGATGGGCGATGGGGGTATTTATGATGCTTTAATTAAAGACATATGTTTATTAGCTAATAGGGTAAGGATATTTTTACCAATATGCGAAAACCCAAACAGTATATCACCAGGATTTGTAGTAACAAAAAATAACTGTAAAACTGGGCATAATGCTAATCCTTTTGGTATAACTAAAAGAATGATATAATGGGATACATGACACCAGAAGATTGGGCAGAATACCAAAAGGTTATGAATGAATGGCAAGAAGATGCCTTCCAACAAGAAATAATTTGGAAAAGAAACTATACACAAGATAGTAAGACTGGGGAAGGTAATAATATTAGGTATATGCCTATAAGTCTAAGATGTTTAGTACAATATAATTATTTTAGATCATGGCCAGTTAATCAAACAGAAGATTCTGGGGAAATTGATAAAAATTCAATAGTTATATACCTAAATATTGAATACCTTAGGAATTTAGGATATGTTAACAAGGATAATCAATTTACATTTAATCCGGGTTATGATAGGTTTATATTAAATGGTTTAGAATATACTGCTTCTGGCGATACACATGTGGCACAAGCTTATGATAAACCTTTATTCATGTTTATAGTTTTAAAAAGAGAGGAAATTAAAACTAGTGAAACAAAATACCCAGAAGATCAACCACAACCACAAGATTTATATGTAGAAGAATTTTATTGGTATGGGGGTTATATAGAAGAAAGTGATAACGGATATCTAGAAAATTAATTATGGCTATAATAACAAGAAAACAAAAAGGTTCTCCACTTAGTTGGGAGGAAATAGATGAAAATTTCAAAACCCTACAAGATGTACAAGATAATTCCTACTTTAACTCATTACAAGAAGTTATAGACTTAGAGGAAAAACCAACATTTGGTACATTCTTTGTTAATGATAACAATGATTCTAATAAGGGGGTTTACAGATGGGCCGGTAATGAACAAGGGTTTGAACAGACTTTATCAAAAGGTGATTTAGTTGGACCACAAGGCCCACAAGGAAACCAAGGCCCAGAAGGAGAATTAGGACCAGAAGGCCCACAAGGCCCACAAGGCCCACAAGGTCCCCAAGGAGAAAAAGGGGAACAAGGATCCCAAGGCCCTGCCGGACCTAAAGGAGACAAAGGAGAAGGTGGTGACTGGTATAAATCGTTCAACACCCACACTGCTGCAAAAAGTTTTTACGATGAAAATATACTAGGGACGCCAAATGAAATGTTGTTCGAAAATTCAGAACTAAAAATAGTAAACACTTCGGATTCAATTAACTATCCTAATGCAAATTACAGATGGAAAGCTGCACAGACGGACAGAATAGAATTTTCATCTCCTTTAAGTGAAAAGTCAGGAAATTACATTTTTGCAACAGGCGCGAGTCCTAATTCTACACTAATTCAAACGATTAGAAACATTAAGATAGTAGGCGCTTCCGAGGACACCGATCTAACTATTGCTGTTTTCAAGAGAACTGACGGAGGTTTGTTTCAAATACGTGTATACAAATGGGTTAATAACGCTTTTGGTGACCTAGTTTGTGAATTCAACAATTCCAACTATACTCCCTCAAAAAACCTTGAATCGCTAAAATTAACAGAGGTTTCAGATAGTGGCATATCGGGTTATATTGATGTAGATTGGGGTAATTTCCCAAACGGTACGTCCTTAACGAGTATGGGATATGCAGTTTCCGGAATATCTAAATTATATTATGCTGCTTCTAGCGCCTCACCATCTTCTAGCGTAGAAACGTCTTACACACCATTCAATCAAGCTAATAACATTAACGTTCATTTGTTAGCGGCGGTTAAACAATTAACATTGTTTACGAGCGACATGTCAAAAAAATACGCAGTTACTTTTGTAAACGTTCAGAGTAATAGAAGGGCGTTTAAGGTTTTTGAGGACAAAGACGGCACATTAACAGAAGTTTGCTCAGTAGATAACTCTAATGCAGGTACCATAGGGGTAGAAGATTTGTTTATCCCGTCAGTAGGTTTAAGGTCTGAATATGCTTACGTAACAATTGATTGGGATTATTTGATTGCCAACCTGCCGAATCGGGTGCTATCAGGTGCAAATTACTCGATAGCAGGTATAGATATTAATAACTTAAGAGTTATTCACGAAGAATCTAGCGGTAATAACTATAGTGGTATAAGTGTGCTTAAAGAGGGGTTTGCAAATACTTTAAACGTAAATTGGTCTGAAACAACAAGTGGCTATCAAACCACTTCCACAGGTGTGGCTAACTATTTTTTATTCAACACTCAGTTTAATGTTGAGAAACGAACTACTTCTGTTAGATTCAAATTGAGCTCTAATGGAGTAGCTAATTTTCATTTTGTCGGGAAAGAAAACTATCCAGATAGAAAATATTCAGAAGTTATAGTTAATTCGAATGGTACATTCTATCTAGGAGATAAGAATTTGAATAACACCGTTAATCCGAATTTAGCAGCAGTTAATTTCACCTTTAACGCTAGTGATGAATATCAGTTAGACATATATAGAGAGGGGCTTAGATACCTAGCTGTTTTGATTAATGTGAGAACAGCTAACAGGTGGGAATTACAATTAATATCTACAAGTTATACCTACTTCACCGACAAAGATTCTCTTAAAGTTTTCTTGCAATCGGGGTCAAGCCTTGAAATAACTAAGTATAGAGTTAGTGTTCCTAGATCAGTTCTCGAAGTGATGGGAGACTCTATTACCGAAGGTGATAGGCTCACGAATAACGATCCAAATTCAGATATGCGTTGGTTTGACTTTGTACAAACAAATTGCATAAGGGAAGCTAATGTTTCCGGTAGGTCGGCAGGGGTTGTACAGGGCGTTATAAACAAGATAGAAAGTGAGTTGAACATCACACGTCCAGAGTGGTTAATGCTTACTATAGGAACTAATGCAGGAGGTACAGAGTCGCAGTATCGAACAATATTAGATTCGTTAATAGCAAAAGGTATAAAGCCGATTCTTAATGTAATTCCGCTGAAAGGGACAGAAACAAATCACAATAGTACACATAATGCTATTTTGAATATTGTCGAAGAGTACAAAATACCTTCAGTGCGATTCGACTTAGCCCTTGCATTAAACAACGATATAAGCCAAGGAAGGGATATTAATTTGTTTGAAGATGATTCTCATCCAAACGCAGCAGGAAGTATAGCTATGTACAATAGATGCTTATTGGATGTGCCTTTTTTATTCAAAAAGTAAATTATGATAAATCAAACCCTCATATAATGTAGACCGGTAAGAGAAGTTAATAATACCTTTTCTATTATTATACTGGAATTAGACAAGTATAAACGAATATACAGTACTCATATTCCTATTTGATATGAGGTTGAATTTTTATATTATGGCAAATAAAAAGTTTTATAATCCTAAAATAAACATACAAAAATTTGGTGATTGGTATATTACTAAAAACCTCTTAATTCAATTAGAACCCGCTATAAAAAAGGGAAGTATAGCTGGCCAAAAAAGAGCAGCCCAAGAATTAAAGAGAATAGTAAGAAGAAATATTAGAGAGAATGGGGGTAAAATAGGTTGGCCCCCAGTTTCTGAGAAATATGCTAAATATAAAAGAAAAAAGGGTTTTGACCCAGAAAATCTATATGTGATGACTGGTTTATATTATCGTTCTATAAAAATATATAGGGACGGAAACAATATATCAATAGGTTTAAAAAGGTATACTAGGCATCAAGGTAGGACAAATAATAATTTAACACTTATAAAAATAGCAAACATATTAGAAAATGGTAGTGCTGTAAGAAATATAAAAGCTAGACCTTTATGGAAACCATCTTATAAACAGTTTGGTGGTAGTAAAAGATTAAAAGGTTTTATATTATGGCATGTACGTAATGAGATTAAAAAAAGAACTGGTGTTACACCTAAATTAACTTATTAATGGCTTTACCAATAACGCAACAATTGATTGAAAGATCTATATTCAAGGCTATAAAAGAAATTATAGTTAAAGAAGGTTATTTTCCAGATGTAGATAATTATAGTATAGATAATCCAGAACCAGCTATAGCTGAATCTGAGCAAAAAAGGTTAAAACATGATGTTAAGATAATAGCAGCAGAAAAAGGTTATGCTGTAGAATTATTTAGTAATGGTACACAAGAAGACAGGGGTCAAATTAAACCCCCCAGGATAGTCATAGAATCAGAGTCATTCCTACCGGGTGAATTAGGTATAGATACTACTAAAACTTTTGAAAAAAAAGAAAACGGTAATTATAAAGCTATAGATAATTCATTTCTGACCCAATTATCAGATTATTATTTTTACATAAGACTTATATCAAATAGTGTAGAACAAGAAAGAGTATTAAATTCTATAATAATATCATCTATACCCAGGAGGGGTTATTTGAAATGGGCAGATCAAGCAATACTAAACCCTCATTCTAATATAATGATACAATACCTTTCACATACAGAAACCAATTGGGATCAAGGCATAAAGGAAAAAAGTTTTAGGTATGAAATTAAGGATATAATGGAAATAGGGCCAAAAGAGATACCCGGGGAAATACCTGCAATAAAGAATCTATCTATTAATGATTTAGAAATTGAAATAAAATGAATATCCAGGATTTAATTGATGAAATCTTCTCTAAATTACCAGATAATAACCGTTTAAAGGTTAAGGTATTCAGAGAAGTTTTTCAGCGTATAATAAATGAATTAGGCACCGATGAAAATGATGGTGGTGATACAGTTTCAGAAAATAGTTTACAAGCTATATTAAACAACTCCTCACAGGCTACCATTAATAAGATATTAAAATTAGTAGCTACTAATTTCGAGATAACTGAAAACGGTATACTCAAAATAAAAGATAATTCCAACCTACTTTTACAAAATGGTTCTAGGATTAATTTAGGTAATTCTAGTTTAGACTTACTAGATACTGTTATAGATATAAATGATTTAGATGCTTTAATTCAAACTACATCGCTATTATTTGATAATTTATACCTAAATTTAGTTAATTCAAACTTAGACTTAGAATCTATTGATATCATAGGAGATAACGAGAAAATCTCTGTAGGATTAACTGATAACCTACCAACCTATAATTTTTATCATAGCGGCGATAATAAGGGTATATTTTCTATAAATAATGATAATAATATAACTTATGTAAAAGCGGATGATGGGAAAATATTATGGTCTTCTAATTTAATTGGTCCCTGGAATACCAATATTGAAAGAAGTGGTGAAAGTACAGAACCTTTTACATCTATAGCTTTTATAACATTAGAGGAATATGAAAACTTAGTAGACCCAACACCCGGTATTTATTATTTACCAACAGAATTACCAAGTGGTCCACAAGGCCCAACAGGACCCATAGGACCGCAAGGTCCAGAAGGCCCAGAAGGACCCCAAGGAGAAATAGGACCAGAAGGTCCCCAAGGCCCACAAGGTGAACAAGG